GACGACGAGGACGACTCCGACGAGGACGACTCCGACGAGGACGACTCCGACGAGGACGACTCCGACGAGGACGACTCCGACGAGGACGACTCCGACGAGGACGACTCCGACGAGGACGACTCCGACGAGGACGAGGAGGAGAAGCCGGCCAAGGCCAAGAAGGGCAAGGAGAAGCCGGCCAAGAAGAGCGGCGACAAGAAGGGCAAGCGTCCCGAGAAGGCCGGCGGGGACGGCAAGCCGGGCGTCATCGGGTCGATCGTGGAGTTCCTGTCCGCCGCGTCTGAGGACAAGCCGCTGTCCAAGGACAAGCTGGTGGACAAGCTGGCGAAGCGGTTCCCCGACCGCTCGCCGGACAGCATGAAGAACACCGTCAACATCCAGGTGCCGAATCGCCTGGAGAAGGACAAGAAGCTCAAAGTCAAGAAGAACGACAAGGGCTATTGGATTTCGTCCAAGAAGTAGACCTGCGGTCGTACGCGGGATGTTTCCTGCCAGGACGGGGGAGGGGCCAGAACCCCTCCCCCGTCATTTTTTGTTTCCCATCCACACTCTGAAAGACTTGTTGATATGATTCTCACTGTCACTCGAAAACTAGAATTCGACGCCGGCCATCGTATCCTACGGCACGAGTCCAAGTGCGCTCACTTGCACGGGCATCGGTACGTCGCCGAGCTCTGCTGCCAGGCTCCTCGGACGGACGACCTCGGGCGCGTGATTGATTTCGGAGTCCTCAAGACCGTCGTCGGGGGCTGGGTGGATGAGCATTGGGACCATAACATGCTCTTGCATCCCGACGACCCGTTGCTATCCATGTGGAGGGACATCTATGGCCAATCCCAGGGTCAGCTTCAGACCCACGAGTGGCGAGAGCGGGTCTTCTCGGGCAAAGATCCGTTCATCATGCCCGCGGAGTATGGCAACCCGACGGCCGAGAACCTGGCGCGAGTGCTCTATTACAAGGCACTGGATTTGCTCCTGCCCTACAAACCTCTTCGCGTCCAATCCGTGAGGATGTGGGAGACCCCCAACTGTTATGCAGACTACGGGGAATCTTAAAGGAACCAAGGGGTAAACATTTATCCCGACTTAGTAGTAACGGGTTCTCGGCGAGGGGGTCTCGCCGATCGGTATAGGAAGCTCACAAGGTAGTGCTCATGAAAGGACCATCGCCTGGCAAGCATGTGCTTGCCAACGCTCGCAAGGTCGGCGAGTATGTCAACGAGGACGATCGGAACGTCCGCATCTATTTGTCCCCGGCGGGACTCCACGTGGGTTCTCATTCCACTGCGGTTCGCGATCCCGCTACTATCATCCCCCAATTGCCGAAGCCTGTCAGGCGCAAGGTTCGCCGTGCTCTGGACAAGGCTGGTCGTATGGACTTGGTCGCCCAATCGCTGCCGGGCGTCTACTTCCGTCGGTCCCCGGCTAAGCACAAGGAGGTGCGTGGTGGTGCCCACCAATAAACAACCGAAGGAACGGGTCGAGCGGGGGCTCCTGGTAGACGTCGTCCACGCCTGGAAAACAATCCAGGGTGAAGGACCATTTGCCGGCTGTCCGGCGTTGTTCCTCCGCCTAGCAGGGTGCAACCTTCAATGCCCTGCCTGCGACACGGACTACACCAGCAACCGCGCCAAGATGGAACCCTACGAGGTTCTGCGGGTGCTGGAAGGTCTCGCTCCTCCCCGCCTGGTGGTAATCACTGGCGGTGAACCGTTCCGTCAAGACCTCTCTCCCCTCATCACCATCCTGGTGCGGGCGGGCTTCAGAGTGCAGATCGAGACAAACGGCACACTCTTCCAGGAGTTGCCGTTCAAAGACGTCACGATCGTCTGCAGCCCCAAGACGGCCAGCATCAACCCCCACCTGTTCCCTCACATACATTCGCTGAAGTACGTGGTGGAGCATGGCAAGGTTGACCTCGTCGATGGTCTTCCCCTGCAAGTGCTGGGGAAACCGTGTCGGGTGGCGAGGCCGATGCATGGGATGGCTCTGGACAGGATCTACGTCCAGCCTCTCGATGAGGGCGACGCCGAGCGCAACAAGCTCCACATGGCGCAAGCCTTGGACAGTTGCCAGCGGTTCGGATACCGTCTCTGCCTACAGATCCACAAGATCGTAGGCGTCGAATAGCCGGGCGGTCTCTGGCTCCGGCGCAGCTGGCATGACTGCGTTCAGGACCGCCCGGCTTTCTCTTTCACCTGTTCCCCCCTTTGGAGACCTTGCTATGCGGACCAAGGCGTTGATTTGTTTATCAGGTGGAATGGACTCCGCCACCCTTGTCGCGGACACGCTTGCGAAGGAGCGCAACGTGGTCGAGCTCGTCTGGTTCCAGTACGGCTCGAAGCACAACCGCTATGAACTACAAGCCGCGGTTGCCCTGGCCGATTACTTCGGTATCCCATTGCAACAGGTTGACCTCTCCAACGTCGGGGCGCTGTTCAAAAGCGATCTTCTGCAGAGCGGGGGAGCTGTGCCGGAAGGGCACTACGAAGAGGAGTCCATGTCCCGCACGGTTGTTCCGGGCAGGAACATGATCTTCGCCTCCATCCTCGCCGGTCGAGCCTGGACGCTCGAAGCACAGGAAATCTATCTCGGCATCCATGCGGGCGACCATGCTATCTATCCCGACTGCCGACCGGCGTTCGCCGAGGCCATGCGCGAAGCCATTCGTTACGGAACGGACGAGCGCATCCGGTTCGTGTTCCCATTCATCAACATCACCAAGGCTCAGATCCTCACTCGAGGTCTGGAGCTCGGCGTTCCCTACGAGAAGACCCGGACCTGCTACAAGGACCAGCTCATCGCCTGCGGACGTTGCGGTGCATGCCAGGAGCGTCTCGAGGCCTTCCGGTTCAATGGCGCGGTAGACCCCCTGGCTTACGACACCAGGGCCGCGCTCCCGAAGCGGTAGTTCCCCCACAACCGCTGTCACCCCCTGTCCTTGGTTTCCTCACCAGGGGACAGGGGGTGGGGCGGGTTTCCCTACGACAAACGAGGACAACCCCCTTCCCATGAGCCACGAAAAGCACCACCTAAGCTGGGACGTATGCCGTGCCAAGGCGGCCGAGCTTGCCAGCCGCATCCAACGAGAGCACAGCAGTCGGGAGCTCCGAGCCTATGCTGTCCCTCGCGGCGGTATCCCCGCCGCCCTCCTTATCGCCGCGCAATTGGCGCGACAAGGAATCACCCTGGAGCTGGTCGACAACGACCGCTGCGACTTCTTTATTGACGACCTGATCGACTCCGGTCGTACGATGGATGCCATGCTCTCCGGTCGCGACTTGACGGAAGGCGAGTTCTACGTCCTTTTCGACAAGCGCGAGGAACGGAAGCGAACCGGCGACGCCCCGTGGTACGTCTTCCCCTGGGAGACCGGGCAAGACCTCGGGCCTCAGGAGAACATCCGCCGCCTGCTCGAATACATCGGGGAAGACCCGAACCGTGAGGGGCTCAAGGAAACTCCCCACCGGGTCGTGCGGAGCTATGACGAGCTGTTCGGAGGCTACTCCGTAGATGAGGAGTTCGGTATTGCCGAGCTTCTCAAGACCTTCCCCGGCGAGGATTATGACGAGATGGTCCTCCTGAAGGACTGCGAGTTCTTCAGCACCTGCGAACACCACATGCTGACGTTCGCCGGCAAAGCTCACGTTGCCTACATCCCAAATGGCAAGATCGTAGGCATCTCCAAACTCGCTCGGCTGGTCGAAGTCTACAGCCGCCGGCTCCAGGTTCAAGAGCGTATCTGCAAGCAAGTTGTCAACGCCCTTATGATCCACCTGAAAGCCAAGGGAGCGGCCTGCATCCTCGAAGCTCAACACGGCTGTATGACTTGCCGTGGTGTCGAGAAGCAGCACTCCATCATGGTGACGTCAGCGCTCGAAGGAGTGTTCCGAGACGGTACGGTGCGGCAGGAGCTGTTCTCCCTCATCCGAGGCTGAGATGGAATTCGTCAAAATCCTGGCGGCGGCGCTCGTTCTGTTCTGGGTGATCTTCATTGCGCTGCTGCTCATCCTGAAACTAATCATGCCAAGGTGGCCGAGACAATGACCATTGACGAACTAGAAGCGCTTGAGGTGGGGTGTGTCAACTCCCACTTCCTCGACTCGGGCTCGTTCACCCTGTGGACCAAGGCCGCGAAGTGGGCCAAGGAGCACGGCAAGAGCCAATGGGACTTCTACGACACGAAGGAGTTCTGGAAGTACGTTGACGATTACGCGGCATTCGTCAAGAAATACAGCTACGGGATTGACCTGTTTGCGAACATCGACGCCATCCCGAACCCGGACATCACCTGGCGGAATCAGCAGTACCTCGAGGAGAAGCATGGTCTGCGGCCGGTGCCGGTAGTTCACTACAAGACGGACCTGAAGTGGCTCAAGCACTACATGGAGCGAGACTATCCGGTCATCGCTCTCGGCGGCTTGGTCGGCAGTACGTCGCAGGATGCCTGCCAAGGATGGATTGACCGCGCCTTCTCCATCGTGTGCGACCAGCCCTCGCGCCTCCCTCTCGTCCGCATCCACGGGTTCGGGGTGACGAACTATGACCTGATGCTACGTTATCCCTGGTGGTCGGTGGACTCGACGTCCTGGACCAAGGTGGGGGCGTATGGCGGCATCATGGTCCCTCACCTGCGCCGGGGCAAGTGGGTGTTCATTACTCACGACCCACGTCTGATCCCCTACGTTGTCAAAGTCTCGAACGACTCCCCCGATAAAAAATTGAAGGGGAAGCACTACCTGAATATGTCCGAGACCGAGAAGGCTATCGTTCGCAAGTGGCTGGACGAGATTGAAATCCCCCTCGGCTCCTTCGAGGACGACGGCGAGACGATCAAGGAAATGGGAGTGGTGACTCGGCACACCGAGCGCCGAGCCGCCAACCTGCTATTCTTCGAGCGGTTGCGCATGGAGCTGCCGGAGTATCCCTGGCCGTTCCGCACCGCCAAGCGAAAAGGGTTCGGCGTAGCACAATGATCATCTTCTACAGCGGAACGGAGGGGATCAACCGCAAGCGAATCCCCATCCTCAAGGAGCTGCGACTGATGTGGACGTTTGACATCTGCCGGCGGGAGCATGGGCTGGGAGCACAGCGGTACTTCCGGTCCCTGAAGCAGAGGAGGAAGAAACTCAAATGATCTTCTTCTACTCCGGCTACGGACGTCCGTACGCCGTTCCCGAGAGGATGTTCAAGAGTGAATGCAACCTGATGTTCACCTTCAACGACTACAAGAAGACGCAGAAACCATGCTCGCGTTTTCGGAAGGTGATCAAGGCACGGAAGAAGGCCAAGGCGCGAGGACCACGATCCCTGGAAGTGATAGACGGCCTATGATCTTCTACTACTCCGGACAGCCGAGCGAGTTACACGGCACGCCGGAGGGAGTGCTGCGAGACGACGCGAATGTCATGATGTCCTTCGGGGACGTTGTGCGGTACAAGATGACCGGCCCGGCCCGGTTGCGACGGCTAATGGAGGCGAGACGTGATCATGTATTACAGCAGCAACGTCTGCGGGGCAAAAGCCGGAACGCCCGAGACCGTGCTGAAGGACAAGGCTAATCTGATGCTCTCCTACGCGGACCTAGTCCACCACGAGGGTATCACAGCACCGAACGTCAAGGCACTGCCGCGCTGGAAGAAGATACTCGCCAGGAGGAAGAAGTGATCATTTTTCACTCCGGCGTGCACCGCAACTTACAACCCGGGAGCGTGACGCGGACCGTCGCTCGCGGACCTGTGTTTAGTATCCTGTCCGCTTACGACTGGTTCCGAGAGAACGGTGGCCCCGACCGGGGATTTAAGATCATCTGCCGCTTCCGCAAACGAGCAAAAGCCAAGGAGTCCAAGCAATGAAGCGTTTGAACCGTGCCGAGTTTCTTCAGTCCCTGGAAGCAGTCCAACCGGGCTTGTCCAATCGGGAGATCATCGAGCAGTCGTCCTGCTTCGTCTTCCAAGGTAAGACGGTGACGACCTTCAACGACGAGGTCGCCTGTCGCCAGCCCGTCCCCATCAAACTCACTGGTGCGGTTCAGGCTGCGCCCCTCCTCTCGCTGCTCCGCAAGATGCTGGAAGACGAGATCGCCATCGACGAGAAGGACGGGCACCTGGTGGTCTACGGCAAGAAGCGCGAGGGCGGCGTGCGCATGGAGAAGGAAATCCTCCTGCCGGTTGACAAGGTGGATACGCCGAAAACCTGGCAACCAATCCATCCCGATTTCCTGGACGCCGTCAACTTGGTTCAGCAGTGCGCGAGCAGGGACGAATCCCAGTTCCATCTCACCTGCCTCCACATCAGCCCGAAGTGGATCGAAGCGTGCGACAACTACCAAGCCGTGCGCTATAAGGTCAAGACAAAGGTCAAGGAGCCAACGCTCGTCCGGCATTGGGCCATCGCCGGTATCTGCTCCGTGGGGATGACGGAGTTCGCCGAGACGGAGTCCTGGCTTCACTTCCGCAACCCATCAACCAATCTGGTCTACTCCTGCCGGCGGTTCCTCCACGAGTACCCTGTGGATATCAGCGGCATGCTGGAGACAACCGGCTCGAAGACGGTCCTGCCGAAGGGTCTTGCGGAGGCAGCAGACCGCGCCATGATCTTCTCTGCCGAGGACAAGGACAATAACGTGGTCCTTGTCTCCCTCAAGCCTGGACGCCTCCGTATCCGAGGCCAGAGCGTGTCGGGTTACTATCACGAGTCTCGAAAGATCGCCTATGACGGCGAGGCGATGGAATTCGTGATCTCTCCCGAATTGCTCATCGAGCTGACCAAGCGTCACAACGACTGCGAGATCGGTCCGGGGGCGCTCATCGTTGACGGTGGAAAGTATCGTTACATCTCCTGCTTGGAGAACCCGAACGACGCCGAGGAACCAGAAGCGGAGGAGGCCGATGAGGATCAGGACGCGTGAGGTCCGGGTCTACATATCTAGAGAAGATCCGGAGAACAACGGGCATCCGTTCGTCACCGGCTTTGTTGCTGGTTACGATTTAGTTTCATGTCACAAGGAGCCTTACGATGAAGAAGACCAAGAAGATCAGCGATCTGGAAGCCTTCGACATGCTGGTGGATTACGAAGTGGAGAAGATGTCCAAGAAGCAGATCAAAGAGAAGTATCGTCCGGGGGAGCAGGGGACCAAGATTGACCGCATCCTGTTCCCGGAAGGAACGCCTCCTCTGGCCAAGGGCGGTGTCCACAAGAAGCATGTTCGCAAGCGATTCTACGAAGCCAAGAAGAAAGGAGGGAATGCCTTACGGGATTTGCGTCAAAAGCTCGTGCAGGAGGAGAAGAAAAGGGAGGCCAAGTCTTTCACCCTCCCCGAGCGCCTGGCCAGCTCCGAGGGGGCGCGGGGGGAGTGGAACCATGCCATTCCGCTCGTTGCGCAGTCGTATGGTCTCCGCAAGAATGGGAGCTGCGGGAGCGGGTGCTACGTCCCTCCTCCGCGGCAGGAGTACTTCGACCTAATGATCGGTGTCCTGGATCGCTGCCTGTCCGAGATGCTGATGTATTCGAAGTGCGACGGTCTGTCCGAGATCAACAAGAAGACCCTGAAGCACCACGCCGAGGACATGAAAGGGGCCGCGGAGAAGATTTTGGAACGGCTCAACCCACCGCCAGACATCCGGTCGTATGTAAGCCCGGACGAGCTGTCCGCACGGGAAGACGCGGACATGATTCGCAAGATCGACGACGCGATCACTCAAGGAGGGTTCAGGAGTCTCGGAGACTACCTAGACCATCTGGAACGCTGTGAGCGTAAGGACTTGCACCGCACCGAGGCGGAGCGCGAGTTCGGGCGCAGCGTTCTGCTCAAGACCCGACCGGGTCGCCTGGGTGAGCTCGACACGGCTCGCGCCAAGAAGCACGGGAGGAAGCACTAATGCCGCGGGGCTTCTTTCCACTCTCGAAGTTGCTTAGCAAAGCACCAACGCCCCTCCTGCCGCAGTGCGGGGCGTGCGGGCTCTACAAGCTTTGCAAGACACCCAAGATGCCTGTCAGCGGTGAGGGCCGCCGGCGCATCTTGGTGGTGGCGGAGGCCCCTGGCAAAGACGAAGACGACCAAGGCATCCAGTTGGTGGGGAAGTCCGGCACACTGTTGAAGGACAAGCTCCGCCAGCTGGGGGTGGATATGCGGCGAGACTGCTGGCTTACCAATGCCGTTATCTGCCGTCCCCCGAACAATGAGACGCCGGACAACAATAAGATCGACTATTGTCGTCCCAATCTCATCAAGACATTAAACGAACTAAAGCCGGAGATCATCATCCCGATTGGTAAGTCCGCAGTACGCTCTTTGATCGGGCACGTCTGGAAGGACTCCGACCTGGGTGAGATGTCCCGCTGGGCCGGCTGGAACATTCCTTGCCAGAAACCGAACGCTTGGATTTGCCCGACGTACCACCCCGCCTACCTGCTGCGAATGAACGACCCGCTTCTGGACAAGCTGTTCAGCGAGCACCTGGAGGCGGCGATCGAGCATGAGGGACGACCTTGGAAGGAGATACCGGACTACAAAGCACAGGTCGAGTGTGTCCAAGACGTGAACAAGGCGGCCAGGATCATACGTGAGTTCATTCAGCGAGGAGGCGTGAGCGCCTTTGATTACGAAACGACCAGCATCAAACCGGAGCACGAGCAAGCAGACATCCTCGCCGCGTCTATCTGCTGGCGGGGAAAGCGGACCATAGCTTTCCCGATGTACGGCGAGGCGCGGCAAGCTATGCGCGAGTTCCTGGAATCAGATGTCCCCAAGATCGGGGCGAACATGAAATTCGAGGACAGGTGGAGTCGGCGGGTGCTTGGCGTGCATGTCCGCAAGTGGTATTGGGATACAGTGCTGGGCGCTCACACAGAGGACCAGCGTGAAGGGACCACAAGCGTCAAGTTTCAAGCGTTTGTTCGGCTCGGTGTGATGAGCTACGACGACCATATCAAACCCCTCCTCAAAGCCAAGAAAGGAACCAAGGTCAACCAAGCACGGCGCGAGATTGATCTATCTGACCTACTTCTTTACAACGGATTGGATTCACTTCTGGAGTACCTCATCGCAATGGAGCAGATGCGGTCCCTGAAGTACCCCTTACCTCAAGGAGCTGGAAAATGAGTCAACTGGTGTTCTCTCGGAAGGAAAACGAGAAGGTCGTCATCGGCCAAGAACTGGTCGTCATCCAAGTCGAGGACATCCGCGACAAGCGGGTCCACCTGCGGATCACTGCGGGTGAGGAGCTGCGGATCGACCGTAGCGAGATCTACACTGAGATACGTGAGCGGGTTTCCAAGGACGCGGCTTCTCTCCTGGACTATCCTGCGGACGAACAGATGCTTGCCGGCATCCAAGGGGACGTCAGAGCATGGTCGTCAGGTAACTTCGGAGAGCAGGCGTCCAAGAGCCAGCCAGGTCTCGTGCTCGGCTCGCTCGCGCCAAGCGAGGGACTGACTGAGGAGATCGGAGAGCTGTGCGCCGCCAAGGATACGGCCGAGTTCAAAGACGCACTCGGCGACATCCTCATCTACCTCTGCGACTTTTGCTGGCGTTGGTGGGACGGGGACTCGATTGCTCACTACGTCGGGTTCTTTGACGTCGGGGCTTCCGAGGGGGTCGCCTTGTGTCTTGCGGAACAACCGGACCCGCTCGTCCTCGCGCGTCTCCATCTCCAGGTCGTCTCTGCGCGGGGAAGCCTCGCACACGCGACCCTAAAGCACCACCAGGGTATTCGCAAGTTTGCCAGTGAACCCTACTACCGCCAGATGGCTCAGGAGGCCATAGGCAAGCTCATCACCGCTGTCTCACGCCTTTGTGTCTACGCTCTGCGCCGGCGGGCGGAGGCGGTGCTTCTCGAGGTCTGGACCAAGATCGTCTCCAAACGCAACTGGAAGGTAAATCAGGCGGAGGGGAAGGTCGGTCGGGCTATCGTCCGCATTCCCTCCCACACTCCTTCCGAGGCCGAGGCGTACCAGAAGGGACAGGAGGCGTGGTGGCGCTTCGTAGATGTCGGGGTCTCAGCCGCCATCGTCAATCCATACCCTCCGCACTCTTACCTCGCCATCGCTTTTGATGCGGGAGTTGCCTTGCAACGCCAGGCGGATGAGTCCGTGAGCAAAACACTCGGCGAGATCGTTCACGCCGAGTCTTGTCCCAATGACACAAACGGCGACGGGGATTGCCATAAGTGCGCCCCTGGCCCTTGCCGCGAGGCCCCTCCCTCGTCGTGGGCGGAACAGGTGATGGACGAGACCGGCCAGAGCCCAATCTACAGCAACCCTTCCGAGGCCCCGCTCGCCGAGGAAGAATTCACCGTGGACCTGGAGAGCTAGGATGCGAACAATACCCGCCACGCCGGAAGCGTATGACCTGCTGCACAAGGGCAGTCTCGTCCTGTCGCGTATCGAACACAACGGTATGCGAGTAGACATGCCCCGTCTAAGGAAAACCCTGGACGAGATGCAGCGGGACATCGCCATTCTGGAAGAAGAGTTCATGGATACGGACCTCTACAAGGAATGGAAGCGGGCTTGCGGACGCAAGTTCAACTTCAACAGCCGGCAGCAACTGGCGCATGTGTTGTTCAACGTCCTCGGCTATCAAGGCGAGGAGACCGAGAAGTCCAAGGAGACGGACGACCCGAAGAAGAAGCGCTTCAAGGCGGACGAGAGCGCCCTGGAGCGCGTGGACCATCCAGCAATCAAAACCTACATCCGCAGGTCCAAGCTCACCCACCTGCGGTCCCATCACTTCAACCCTATCCTCCGGGAGGCAACGGCGGAGGGGTTCGTACATGCGAGTTTCAACCTCAACCTGGCCGCGTCGTACCGCAGCCAGTGCGAAGACCCGAACCTTCAGAACATCCCCATCCGCGACCCTGTGCTGGCGCAACTGATCCGCGGATGCTACATCGCCCGGAGTCCTAAGCACCAGATTGTTGAAGTGGACTTTAGCGGTATCGAGGTCCGAGTGGCGGCGTGCTACCACAAAGACCCGACGATGATCACCTACATCAAGGACAAGACGAAGGACATGCATCGCGACATGGCTGCGCAGTGCTACATGCTCAAGCCCGAGCAGGTAGACAAGGCCATGCGTTACTGCGGCAAGAATATGTTTGTATTCCCGCAGTTCTACGGCGACTTCTACCTGCACTGCGCCAAGTCGCTGTGGGAAGCGATCGAGATGTTCGGTGGCAAGGGACTGTCCCTGGACGGGAAGTCCCTTTACCGTCACCTTCGTAAGAAGGGCATCACCGAGCTCGGCCCACTCGAGGTGGAGGAGAAACCGCCGGTCGGGACGTTCATGAGGCATATCAAAGAAGTCGAGCAGGACTTCTGGCAGAGAAGGTTCCGAGTCTACGGCGCATGGAAGAAGTCCTGGTTCAAGAAGTATCAGCAAACCGGGTCACTCCGTATGCTGTCCGGGTTCAACGTACACGGGCACCTGACTCGGAACGAAGTCATCAACTATCCCGTCCAAGGTGCGGCGTTCCATTGCCTGTTGTGGTGTCTCATTCGGATTGACCGCTGGCTGCGGAAGAACCGAATGAAGACAAGACTCACCAACGAGATCCATGACAGCGTGATTGGGGATGTCTACAAGCCCGAGCTGGAGGACTACCTCGGCAAGCTCAAGGAGATTATGACGGTAGACCTGCCCCGCGCCTGGGACTGGCTCATCGTTCCACTGGAGGTCGAGGCCGAGGTCGCCCCGCTCGGTGGTTCGTGGGCGGACAAGAAAGGAGTGGAGATTCCTTGACAATTCAACTGATCGGCGGTCCCTGTGATGGGGAGATTCGGGAGGTTCCGGAGCATGTCAGCACTTACCAGAAGCTCGCTTGCACAGCAGACCCTCTTGATCCAAGCTCCTATACGCTTCACAGCTGGGTCAAACGTCCCGGCTTCCACGTACCACCAATTCCGTTCGACCACACAACCGCAGAAAGGATGCTATGACGGAACTATACAAGACATATCGCCCGCGGAAGCTCAGCCAGGTCTACGGCCAGAAGGATGCCGTTGCCATCCTCACCAAGAAGATCGAGCGCAAGGAGCTTCCTCACGCGCTTATCCTTTGTGGGCCGTCCGGTTGCGGGAAGACGACCATTGCCCGCATCCTCCGCCGACCACTCGAGTGTGACAAGGCCGAGTTCAGGGAACTGAACTGCGCCGACACGCGGGGACTGGACACGATCCGAGAGATTCGGTCCCGTATGAACCTGGCACCACTTCGGGGCAAGTCCAAGATCTATCTCTTGGACGAGGTTCACATGCTCACCAAGGAGTCTCAGAACGCACTTCTGAAGATGCTCGAAGATACTCCCAAGCACGTCTACTTTCAGTTGTGCACGACGGAGCCTCAGAAGCTCATCAAGACCATCCACACACGATCCACCATCGTGCAGGTCAAGTCCCTGTCCGATGGGGAGTTGGAGAAGCTTCTGGACTACGTGTGCACCCAAGAGAAGATCCACATTAGTGAGGAGGTTCTCGCCCGCATCGTCCAATTCAGCGACGGGTCGGCTCGGCAGGCGCTGGTCCTCCTGGACCAAGTCTACCGCCTGGACGGCGAGGAGGCACAGCTGAGCGCCGTCGAGTCTACGACCACCGAGCGCGAGGGCAAGGAGCTTGTGAAAGCACTCATTGACCCGAAGGTTCGCTGGCCCGAAATTGCCAACATCCTGAAGAAGACCACCGAGGAACCGGAGAAAGTACGCCGCGCGGTCCTGGGGTACGCCACTGCCGTTATGCTCAACGGAGGCAAGCTGGCAGCGCGTTGTGTCCTCATCCTCGCGACGTTCAGGGACCACTTTTACGACTGTGGGAAGGCCGGGTTGGTGTTGGCTTGCCACGAGGTCGTCTCGCAACGCTAGGACCAAAGCCATGGCTCACAAGGACGAGGAAGAACAGGGGTTGTTTGATATTGACATCTACAACCTCGAGGAGGAATGGATGCGTCAGCCGAAGATGTTCGGGGACTATTCCGAGCAGCTGGCGGACGCTCGCAAGGAGATGAACGAAGCCAAGGCGGAGCTGGAGTTGACGCAGGCTACCCTGTCAAACCGCATCCGCAAGAACCCGGTCAAATACAAGATTGAAGGTCGGGTGACGGAGGGGGGTATCAGCGAAGCGGTGCTTTGCCATCCTCGCTACCGTGACGCCCTGGCGTCGTTCAACGAAGCCCGCCACAAGGTTGATCTTCTGGAAGGGGTCGTCAAGACCCTGGACCAGCGCAAGCGCGCCTTGGAGAACCTGGTGGACTTGCACGGGCAGCAATACTTTTCAGTCCCCGCCACCAAGAACAAGGAGCTCAAGGAGGCTGTTGACAGGCAGTCCAAGTCGCGGTCGTACCGCAGGGCCAAGTTCACCGGAGAGGAGGATGAGTAATGGACTTGAATTCTTTCTGGTTCCCGCTTGGGATCATCTTGGTCCCGGTTGCTGTTTTCTATTCCGTTAAGCTCGGCACGTATGCTTACCTGGAAGCGTGCCGGCGTTTCCGCCAGGACTATCCTCAGGAGAAGTAAGAGATGTCTACGAAGACAAGGAAGAAGCGTGAGGAACGGACGGTCTCCGCCAAGCGCTACGCGAAGGAGCACAGCAGTGGCTTTTCGAGGACGACCATCACCATCCCCGAGAATATGTCCCTGTTCCAGCTCAAGAAGGCGGGGACGTACCGCCTGGAGATCATTCCGTTCACGGCTGGGGAGGGCAACCCGTTCGCGGACCCTGGCTCGCCTCACTTCGAGCGGACGTTCTGGATTCACCGGGATGTCGGCCCGAACAACGACGCTTATGTCTGCCCGAAGAAAACCTTCGGCAAGAAGTGCCCGATCTGCGAACACCGGGCCAAGCTCGGCAACGACCCGGACGTGGACGACGAGCTCGTGAAGGCGCTGGTCCCCAAGGAGCGTCAGCTCTTCTTGGTCCTCGACCACGCCGACCGGGAGAAGGGAGTGCAGCTGTGGGACATCTCCTTCCACCTGTTCGGCAAGCTGCTCAAGACCAAGCTCGACAACGCCGATGAGGAGGATGGCTACGAATACTTCGCCGATCTCAAGAAGGGTTTGACCCTCAAGCTCGGCGTGGAGGAGAAGTCGTTCGGCGGCAACACCTTCTACGAGGTCAAGGACATCGAGTTCAAGAAGCGCAAGGAGGAGCTCGACTTGGACATGGATGACCAGCCCTGTCTCGACGACCTGCTGAAGGAGATGGAGTACGACGAGCTTCGCAAGATCTTCCTCCAGACCGACGACGAAGATGATGAGGACGAGGAGGAGGATGACGACGACAAGCCGAAGAAGTCCTCGAAGAAGGACAAGAAGAAGTCCAAGCCGGCAGACGACGATGAGGATGAGGAGGAGGAGGACGACGATGAGGATGAGGAGGAGGACGATGAGGATGAGGACGATGATGAGCCCAAGAAGGGTAAGAAGAAGTCCTCCCCACCGGTGGCCAAGTCCAAGGGCATCAAGGTTGGCACGATGGTCGAGCACGAGGACCACGGCCTCTGCAAAGTCGTCCATATCAGCGGGGACGGCACGTCCCTCAAGCTGGAGGATGAGGATGGAGACGTCCACAAGGCAATCGGTGTAGCCGAGGTGGAGGTCGCCGAGGACGAAGACGAGGATGAACCCAAGAAGGGCAAGTCTTCAAGCAAGGGGAAGAAGTCGTCCAAGAAGTCCTCAGACGATGATGAGGACGAGGAGGATGACGACGACATCCCTTTTGACGATGACGAGGACGATGACGAGGACGATGACGAGGACGATGACGACGACGAGCCCAAGAAGAAGAAGGGAAAGGGCAAGAAGTCCAAGCCGGCGGATGAGGAGGATGAGGATGAGGATGACGAGGATGATGACTAATCGTCCTGGCGACCGGTGGTGAAGTCCCATAACTAAACTATCACCTGAACAGCGGTGGAACTAGGGGTGGCATCCCTGTTCTGGTACGCTTCGGGTTCAAATCCCAGCCGCTGTCCTTCCCCCGGAGAACAATCATGAGCACTGCCAAGAAACTGAAGTCCCTCCTTAGCAAGAAGTCCGCCAAGGAGAGCAAGACAATCCCAAGCTCGGACTTCGTGAGCACTGGTAGCACCTGCCTGAACCTGGCCATCTCAGACCGTCCTCGGTGCGGGTTCGCCAAGGGTAAATACTACCTGCTGGTAGGAGACAGCAGCTCCGGCAAGACGTTTCTCACCCTGACGTGCGTGGCTGAGGCCGCCATCAACAAGCACTTCGAAGAGTACGACTTCGTGTATGACGACGTCGAGGGCGGGGCGCTCATGAACCTGGATAAGTTCTTCGGCCCTGCCGTAGTCGAGCGGTTGCAGTCTCCGGCAATGGATGGGGACATGCCAGTCCATTCCTCCACCGTCGAGGAATTCTTCTACCACGTTGACGATCGGATCAAGTCCGGTCGGCCGTTTATCTACATCCTGGACAGCTCAGATGCTCTGACCAGCGACCAGGAGGAAGCCAAGTTCGAGGAGCAGAAGAAGGCCCACCGCAAGGGCAAGGAAACCACCGGCGTAATGACCGACGGTAAGGCCAAGCTCTACTCCTCGAAACTCCGCAAGATCATCAAGGGGCTACGCAAGACCGGGTCCATCCTCATCATCATCTGCCAGACTCGCGACAGTATGGGTGGCGGGTTCTCCGAGAAGACTCGCGCCGGCGGTCGAGCGTTAAAGTTCTACGCCGCGACGGAGATCTGGTCCTCCGTCAAGACCAAGCACAAGCGCGAAGTGCGGGGGAAGAAACGGACCATCGGGATTCAGTGCCTGTTGCAAATCAAGAAGAACCGCCACAGCGGTAAGGAGGGAACAACGGTGGAAGTTCCCATCTACTGGTCAACAGGCATTGACGACATCGGCGCGTGCGTTGACTACCTGATTGAAGAGAAGCACCTGAAGAAGTCCCAAGGCATTATCAACGCTAAGAAGGACTTCGGGTTCTCCGGAACCCGCGAGGATCTCATTAAGCATATCGAGGAGGAAGACCTCTACCGCGAGCTGCAAGGGGTCTGCGGGCAAGTCTGGAAGGAGGTCTTGTCCGAGTGCGTTGTCGACCGGCGCTCGCGGTTCCACAAGCACTCCGAGGAGAAAGATGAATAACGACATACGGCTGCTGCTAGAAAGCATGGCCAGAAGCCTGGGTGGGGAGTCAGGGGGGTTGAAGCACTTCGGACTAGATACAAATGCCTGGCACAATCTCCTGTTCTTCCACGCGGAGAAAGCCATTTCACGGGAACAACGCAATGAAACGCTGGCTAATCCTGGACTGTAACTATCTGTGCCACCGCGCGTTCCATGCGATGGGGGCATTGGAATTCAACGACGCTCCGACCGGCGTGATCTACGGGTTCCTCCGCGACCTGGCGGTCCTCCAAGACGAGCTCGACTCCACCGATCTGGTCTTCTGCTTCGACTACGGCCGCAGCCTTCGCTATGTAGACCTGCCCAGCTATAAGGCAAGCAGGAACCAGCGAGCCAAGGAAGCTCCTCGGGAGGAACAGATCACCCGCAAGCGATTCCGCCAGCAGGTGGACCTGTTGCGGGATCACCTGCTGCGGGGGATTGGGTTCCGAAACATCTTCTTGCAGGAGGGATACGAAGCGGACGACATCATTGCTTCTGTTGTCCGCAATACCATACCGAAGGAGGACATGGCCGTCGTTGTATCCGCGGACAAGGATTTATATCAAGTCTTGCGAGAGAAGAAGCCAGTTGCTTCGCTTTACAATCCGGCCACGAAGCGGTGGTTCACGATTGGGATGTTCCACCAGACCTACGGTATCGAGCCTGGGATGTGGTGCGACGTCAAGGCTAGATCCGGTTGTAAGACAGACGACATTCCGGGTATCCCAGGCATCGGAGACATCACCGCCGCCGCGTACATCCGAGGAGCGTTAAAGCCAGGTAAGAAGTTCGACGCGATTGTGTGGGGAACCAAGATCTACAAGAAGAACCTACACCTCGTCACCCTGCCATATCCGGGAGTACGAACAGACTTCGAACTGCGGGAGGACAGGGTCACAATCAAGAAGTGGAAGGCCGTTTGTGCCGAGTTCGGTCTCCGCTCCATCCGCCACCAGGCACCAATCAGGAGGAAGCCGTGAGCAAGGCCAAGAAGGGGTCCAAGTTTGAACGCGATACGTGCCGCACCCTGTCTCTCTGGTGGACCGGAGGGGAGCGGGACGACGTCTTCTGGCGCACTGGTGGGTCGGGAGGGCGCGCCAAGCTTCGAGGACGCCGCGGCGTAAGTACCTACGGGCAACATGGCGACATAGCTGCCACGGACCCAATCGGCGACCCGCTGATTGACGTCTTTACCATCGAGCTCAAGCGGGGATATAGCAAGCACACCATCCAAGACCTACTTGATAAGCCTCGGAAGGGCGCGAGGCCGAAAGTCCAGGAATGGATTGACCAGGCCATCGAGAGCTGGGAGCAGGCAGGGTCATTCACCTGGCTGCTCATCTTCCGCCGCGACAAGCGGGAAGCGCTTGTCATTTTCCCCACCAGCATCACCCGCCGGTTCTGGAGCGAAGGAACCTACGTTCCAGGATCGGCGACGCTGCGCTTAGACGCGAACAACCGACATCACGATCGCTTGACCGTGATGTCCCTTGCTGACTTCTTGGCGCTCGTCAAGCCAAGAATTGTGATTGCTCGTTCCCTGGATTCTTGAAAAGGAGAAACCATGCCCACGACCATGCGTCCCGTTAGTTCCTTCGAGGAGCTGGAGGACATGAAGAACAAGGCGGAGCTGCCCTGGTGGATTGTCGTCTCGGCCCCGGTTGGGATGCGAATTCATCTCGCTCCGGGCTCCGCACTATGTGAGCTCTTTGAAGGAACCAAGGCCAAGGAACGGGCCAACGCCCGCGCGCTGGAGCTGGCCAATCAAGACAGAGAGGTCAGACTTCTCAACGCCAAGGGGTTTGCATCCTGGGGTGAGGACTCCGGAGGGGTCTTCAACCAAGACGGCAAGGGCAAGGACGCTTACGACAAAGGCGTCAAGACCGTAGTTTGACATGGGGAGCAGAAGCAAATACCCGCATAAGGCTTGGCCGGGCAGTATGCGGGAATGCCGCGAAAGCAACCCACCGATCCGATATCCTCACCCGACGTCACCTGTGGTGGGACAGCACCGAATCGGCAAGCGGCGGAAGTACCGACGGCTAAGAAGGAGAAAGCGATGATGGAGGATGACTTAACACCAGACCGCCCGCGACAAGACATCCCCGAGGAGGAGATCGAGCTTCGCCGACAGGAGGTCTTAGCCAAGGTGAGTCCGTCCAAGCTGTTCGGACGGTCCCGAGCAATGGCAGGGGGCAAACCCCCCTCCGTTCTCGTCCGGTTCCACTCCTTAGAAGACCGTGAGGCCGTCAAGGAGGCCGCCCACAAGGCGGGGATGTCCCTCAACGCCTATTGCCTGAAGATGCTCAAGAAGGGAGTGGTGTGATGCTAGAACGACTCACCGTCCGCAACTTCCAAGCTCTGCGTTCCTTGTCCATCGAATTCGACAAGGAGGTTACAGTCATTGTCGGTCCTAACGACCTTGGCAAGACTGCTGTCCTGCGAGCTTTGGAGTGGATTTGCACGAACCAGCCGGGCGGCGAGGAGTTCAAGACAACCGGCAAGAAGAAGGTCTCGGCGCGACTGGATGTTGACGGGCGGAGGGTGACGCGCCGCCGAGCGCCTGGACGTAATCAGTACCTGCTGGACGGGAAAGACTTCCGCTCGTTCGGGGCGCGAGTTCCTGACGAGATCGCCAAGGTGCTAAACGTCTCAGACATCAACTTCCAGTCGCAGCACGAGACGGCCTTCTGGCTCTCATCCTCCGCTGGGGACGTGAGCAAACGTCTGAACGCGATCATCAACCTCGGAGCCATAGACGAGTCCCTGGCCCGCGCTGCTGCCGAGGCCAGGACGGCAAAGACGAAGCTCGAGGTGTCCCACCAGCGCCTTCAAACTGCCAAGCGGGAACGGAAGGCACTGCTGTGGGCTGAGGAGTTTAAGAAGGACGCGGACCACCTCGAGGAGCTGCAACGGAGAGCACAGGACAAGCGCGAGGAATGCGAGCGTCTTGCGTTTCTCCTCAAGGAGGCGGGCAAAGCGGCCAAGAAGGCCAGGACGCGAGGACAACTAGCGCAAGAAGGTTCAGCGCTCCTGGCCTCCGTGGGTGAGGCGTTGAAGGTCCGGCGGCGAGTCGCCGACCTGGAGATCGTTCTACAAACCATCCAAGAAGCACAGGAGGAGTTATGCGAAGCGCAAAACAACGTGACCGAATTAAGCGCAAGACTGCGGAAGTCCCTGAATGGACGTTGCCCGATGTGCGGCCAGAAGACGTCCTCGCTGTGCTGTGTTCCGACCTCCACCTAGACCATACTCCACCCTTGCTCCGGACCGCGGAGAAAGAGTGGTACGACGTGATGCGACGGCAGTTGCGGGAGCTTAAAGCAGTCGCTCAGCTGTGCGGCGACGCGCCCATCGTTTGCGCAGGGGACATTGTCCATCGCTGGCAACAACCGCCGGAGCTCATCAACTTCATGCTCCAGGAGTTGCCGGATATGTACGCGGTCCGAGGACAACACGATCTGCCGTACCACAGCCACGACCTGATTGAGCGCTCTGCTTATTGGTCCATGGTCCTGGCCAGGCGCATCACAGACATCTCAGACAAGGGGGTCTACTTGCCTAATGGAGGCTCCCCTATACTGATTATGGGTTGTGCCTATCCTGGTGAGTTCGGAGACGCTTCGTTCTCGGTGAAACAACACCCAGCGGAGGCCGTGAAACTCGCCGTCGTCCACCGCTACTGCTGGATGACTGGCAACTCCCACGTGAAAGCGCTTCCGCGAGACAACGCTGGTCGTCAGATCGAACTCCTCAAGAAGTGCGGCTTCACCGCCGCGGTATTCGGCGACAATCACAAAGGTTTTCTCAAGGTCCAGAAAGGGTTCCATCTCTTCAATTCCGGGACGTTCATCGTCCGCAACTCTGACGAGGTCGGTTACACTCCGCAGATCGGTCTGCTCCTGAAGGATGGGTCCATCGTCCCTTGGATGCTTGACGTCAGCCAGGACCAGTATCTAGAAGGGTTGGAAGATTTTGACTACATCGAGGCTGAGCAAGTAGGCAGCAAGGAACTTGCCGAGCTCATTGACCAGTGCGAGTCCAAGGCGGATGGACGGTGGGACTTCCGCGAAGCGGTGCTTACAGCCCTCAAGAAAACCACCAAGATCTCCCTGCCTGTGAAGGCTTTCATTCTCCGAGCTCTGGAAGACGTCTCGCGATAGGACTGCAAGGATGGCGCGGACCGAAGAACAATTTTTTGACGAGCGCCCGGAGTGGTATGCGACGACTCGGCGGGAGTACGTGTCGGACAATGAGTCCGACCACCACAACTACGTCCCTCAGCCGAGCGAGCTATACCGCCGGGCGCAGGCGTTGCAATGGCTCAAAACACAGGGCTTCACCGCCCGTGTGACGGGTCTCATTCTCCAGGCAGAGTGTCTCGAGGTTGCTCGGCGGTTGCTCCACCGGGTCGGGGTCAAGGAGGCAAACAAGCGCCTGCGGGCGTTCCTAATCATATGATGACCGTCAAAGACTTCCAACGACTGACTGCCGAGATCGAGGACGCCAAGAAGCAGGCGGCCCGGGCCGAGGGTGTAGTCAGTGCCAAGATGGCCGAGCTTCGGAGTGAGTTCGGCTGCAAGACCGTCAAGGAGGGGAAACGGAAGTTCGAGAAGTTGCTCGCCGAGGCCCAAGAAAGCAACGACGCGGCTGTCGAAGCTCTTGCCAAGTTCCAGGAGAAGTGGCGGGAGGTTCTCAATGACTAACTACCGGAAACTCGCCGACCGGAAAATGGAGGAGCTCCGCTCCGCGAGGCGGGCGGTCAAAGCAGAGAAGGCCGTCCTGTCCCAGGCGCAGCGCGACGTCGAGGACGCCGCCGAGGCACAGGTCTTTCTACAGCGAGTGGCGCAAGAGGTTCAGCGCTCCGCCCACAAACAAATCTCCGCCGTTGTCACCCGCTGCCTGCGAGCAGTCGGATACGACTACAAGTTTCGCATCGTCTTCGAACGCAAGCGCGGCAAAACAGACGCCCGCCTGGTGTTCGTTAAAGACGGGCTTCAGCACTCCCCTTTGAAGTCCAGCGGCGGAGGCGCAGTAGACGTCGGCGCGTTCGCACTGCGGTTGGCGTGTCTTCTCTTCTCGCGCCCGCGGTTGCGACGCCTAATGGTCTTGGACGAACCCTTCAAGCACGTAGACGCAGGAAGGCGGGTCCGGTTGCGCGTGCTCCTCGAGACTCTGGCCAAGGAGCTGGGAGTGCAGTTCATTATGGTGACTCACGATCCGGAACTAGAAACCGGAACGATCATCCGACTCGCCAAGAAGCCGGGCGGCGCAGGCATCCTTGGAAGGAGACTAGCGCCTGCGGAGGGAAGCGCTACCAAGAAACTGAATTCCCCCGGAGACCAATCGCGAGGGGAACCAGCGCCCGCGCCGCCCGGTCTTCCTAACTAATCGAGAAGTGTTGTCCCTTGGCAAACCCAGCCAGGAGTGCCGGATAGTCGTACTTCCACTGTGGCTTCAAGTAGAAGTTCCCCATCTTGATCGGCTCGTTCCCTCGCTGGTCCCAATGACACTGATGAGGGTTATCTGCGTTGCTGTCTCGGACTCCGCTCAGATGAGACGGCGCGACTCCCCAGCGGTAGAAGTAGTAGATGTGTGACGTCGGAACGCGCTCCATTCGCCCGATGTTTCGCATCACTAGCATTTGGTTGAACCGCTGGTCCTCACATCCACTCAGCCCGGAGGGATAGCCGCCGATGGACTCCAGAACCTCCTTGTGCCAAAGCGACATGACGTGAGTGTTGCCTGGCGTCTGGACCTCCTGCGCTCGTCCTCCATTCGGGCAGTAGAGGTAGTTCGCTGCCCGCCACTCGCTCAACGCCTCGCGCCGATTGAGAGCTGTCAACCGACCCATGCTATAGCTCAGCCGATGAGGCAGATTAATGTCGTCATCATCCCATCGGCACATGCAGTCCCCGGTCGCATGCCCGATCATGTCCTGAAGCTTGGCGGACAGGGAAGCGAAGCGATTCGGATAGTTGATCACCCTCACATCCATCCGAGGGACGTCCAGGTAGATGTTTTGACCCGGCGTGTCGTTGCCGATAATCAGTTCCTTATGTGGCCAGTCCTGACGAATGAAACACTCCACCGCCTCCTCCAGAAGATGGAGATGGTTCGGGGCGCGGTTAAACGTCGGCATTAGGCAAGTAACTTTCGTCATGGCTTGGTCTCCTTAGTACCTGGCAACCACCGCCATCCCGGCGGCTACCATCTGGTCATTGACACACTCCTTATCCCCTAGCTCCGGGTGCACCGGATGGGTGCGCAACACCTTCGCCAGCCATCTTCCATACTTCTCTTTCTTGTCCTTGATTGTTTGAACGCAGATGGTCCATCCCATCAGCTGCTCCTTGAGCCAGTCCCGGGCGACCGGACCCTGCGGAGTCTTAAGCTCCGGCGCATTGATCCCGTACAGCCTTACGGTCTGGTTCCTCATCCAGATCCCGAAGCCGAGGTCGATGTCGATAAGGAGAGTATCCCCATCAATCACCCGCAGCAGGGTTGCACGGTATTCGTACACGGCTACTCCTTCCATAGGCCTAAGGGACACTCGGAAACTCGCATCGCCGCCTTGGCATCCAAGAAGCATCCGCAAACACTGCAACGGTCATCCAACCGGTGAGGACAGGTGGAGCACGTCTCCAGTCTCCCCCGCAGCACCGATTCGTCTACGTGCCGGAACCCGTCGGCGGCGTGCTTCGCCATCGTGCTTGCGAAGTTGCCAGCCATCGTTAAGACATCCGGTAGCTGAGGCTTGTCCTCCGCGAGGCGACCGAGAACCGTCAGTCCGTACTGTTCATTGGAGTGGTAAACAACGGACCACTCCGGATTGCTTTTCATGAACTCCCGCAGCGCGGTGAGAAGACCAGGCTTGGAACCGTCCTCCCCCTGCTCCGCGTTGGCCTTGGTGCCGCGGCAGACGATGTAACGCCGGACGTTCGGAGCGAACTTGTTCAATTCCTCCGCCAGCATCTTGTAAGAATGCTTTGAATCGATAAACAGCATGTCCGTGTCAACAATGCCCTGGACCTCCGTAGACCAGGCATGGGTGAGGGTGAGACGGGCCGCCGCCCCTTCCATATCAGGGGCCCACTCCTTGAGCTGTTCCAACGTGTGATCCCGCTCGGCGTTGTACGACACCAGCCACGCCTTGCCGCCCTTGGCAACGGCGTCCGTCAAACCTACATAAAGCGCGACGGTGCTCTCGCGGCGCTTGGAGAATTCCGTGACGTGACGGCATTGACCGGCCAGCTCCCGCAGCTTCGGCAAATGCTGATTGAGGTCTCGGACGATGCTTTTCATTCCAAGGTAAAGCTCATCCGGACTGCGAGCTACGGACAGTTTCTCCTCCTGATCCGTCTTGTGACCGCATGAGCCACAAGAAGCTCCCGCCGGCTCCTGGATATGGGCTATCGGGTTCTTGACCAGATGGTCCCATTGCTTTTGATCCATCAGACCAGAAGCTACAAAGTGGTCGTGAACTGGTTTCAGGTCAAGCCCGAGCTCCTGGAATTCGAGCACATAGTTGCGGACCTTCAGATATCGGGAGAGTGGATAGCGAACACCAGCCGGCCGTCCAAAGCGGTGCAGCCACTTGAGGAACGGCAGGCACATCGCCTTGCCTCCTTGCCTGCGAAACTTCTCGTGAATGTAAAGCTCCTCCCCTCCGAACCCGCGGGCGTGGGGATTGAAGCCGGGCCAGGCGTCCTTAGTGCAGGAGAACAGCCCAAGGCCTTGTCCTGGGATTTCAAAGGGCGGGTCTGTATCCGCCGCACCGAGACGGACGAACCCCCGCTTCAAAAGCTCCTGCTCGTGCCCCGGCCATGGAATGGTGAGGACATCCACCACCTGCCCTCCCATCTTGAGGTCTCGAAGAGCAACACAGCCTCCCTGTTCGAAAGTCGAGACGTGACGCCCCTTCGGAGCCTTCCAAGCCTGTCCCCACGTTCCCCACATTTCCGCCCGCCACTCGTCATTGAAGTGGGTGGTGATGTTGTGCAGTGTATCAAACACCAGCGGGCCGTGGTAGATGTTCTTGTCTTGATACTCCTCATTGACATAGAAATCGATGAGGGTTTTCAAAGCCCCGTACTGCAGGAGAACATGGCAGTCCATCACGAGCACAGCATCAGCATTCGCATGCCTAAAGATCAAGTCTCGGGATGGGGAGGTGCCGAGATTCCCAGGCAGCGGGACGTACTTCGCGCCGGCGGTTCCGTCTTTCATCCAAGACTTGGCGTGCTCGGCGATGAGTTTGCCGGCCGGACTCTCCGGCGAGTTATCCACAATCACGAACTCCACCAGCGGCATCACTTCGCTGTGGAACATCCGCAACGCCTGAACAGTAAAGTAGACGCCGTCATAGTCCTCGTGGTGGGCCATGCCCACCGTCAAAGCCGGTTTCATCCTTGGTCTCCTTAGGAATTAGCACAGGGCATTATCGTTGTCCCGGGAACGGGCCCAGGATCAGGAGGGAAGACGCAATTGCACGGCGGTCCAACAGGCGTGCAATTGTAGCTGGTGTTGATCCACGCCCCTCCCAGCCACTGGTACTCGCAGTCCCCTCCGCAGGGAGCTGGAGTAGTGGTGGTGGTGGTCGTTGGACAAACCGTCGTAGTGGTCGTCGGGGCTACCGTCGTAGGAGCCGAGGTAGTCGTAGTGGTCGGGCAAACAGTAGTAGTGGTGGTGGTCGTTCCTGTTCCGGCGCACTTCGTATGGGCTATTTCTCCTGGCCAAGGATAGTTCGGGAGGGTGGCGGCGCAGGGGCAGTCCTCCGTGCAAGGGTCTCGCGTTTTCACCCAATCATTGCAAGCTCCGCTGAAAACCCAAGTGCACTGATCATCGCAGGGTGACAGTGTAGTGGTCGTTGTGGTGACAGCAGCGGTAGTAGTGGTATTGGCCGAGCACGGAACCTCAAAAATCGTTCCATCCGGATAGTCCCCATAGTGACCGGACGGACGCTCACAATGGCAGTCCCCGGAGCACGTGTCTTCTTGCAGCACAATGTCATCGCACGCGCTACTTACCTGATACTTACACACCTCGCAAGGAGCCGCGCACGGCGCGCAGGTAGTAGGCTGGGAAGTGGTGCTGTAGCAGCGAGCGCAGGGACCAGCTGTGGTAGTGGTCCCTCCCGTAGCCACAGTGCAGGGAACGGAGACAGGAACGCACTCGGAACCAGTCTGAGACGGCTGCTCACAGCGGCAATCGCCTCCGCCCGAGCAGGAATCCGAGGTCTTAATCCAGTTTCCGTCTACATACCAGAAAGAGCAGTCTCCCTGGCACTGTCCAGGTGGAGCGGTGGTCGAAGCGGTGCAATCCGTGCCGACTTCTTCGCAAGCGTGGGAAGCGTCGCAGGGGGAGCTTGGAGGACCGCAGGCGCACTCCCCATAACCACCAGGGCAGGGCTCAGTCCCCGTCCAGAACTTAACCCAACTGAAGCTGCCGCCCGCCCCTGGCAAGCACCGCCAATCACAACCGTCGCAGTTCTCGATACCGCCAGTCGGGTCTGCAGTAGTGGTGGTGTTGCAGTCACAGGTGGTGGTCGTTGTTCCAGGATCAGGGGTCGTACTGGTTGTGGTCGTCGGGCAGTTAGATGGTGGCAGGTTTATCGTCTGCGAGCATCCTGTCACCGTAATCTCGTTCTGCGTCCGTCCGCAGAAGGTCGGGTAAAGACACAGGCACGGCGCAGGGGTTGTGGTGGTCGTTGTGGTCCCCGGCCCAGCGGTTGTCGTGCTCGACGTCGTCGTCGGGCAAGGACACTCGGTGGTCGTTGTTGTGGTCGTTGGCTCGGCAGTCGTTGTCGTAGTGGTGTTGGCGCACGTGCTGGCGTACAGCGACCACTGCTCTTCGTACTCCTGCCAGGTCCAGGTGCAGAAGCCGGCGCAAGGATTCGGCGGCGCGGGCGGAAGAGTCGTTGTAGTGGTATAGCCTGCGTGGGGACGCTCACAAATCCACCGGCCGTACTTCTCACGCTCAACTCGGAACCAACCTTGTGTGTAATACAACGGCTGGTCATAGATGTTATAGATCTCACGGCGCAGGTAAGACCCGTCGTCCGTGCGCATGGGACGAACAACGTAGTCCTGCTCGTCGTCATCCCATGCGATAATGGAGATGCAGCACTCCCGAGACCCTGGAATGTTGCCAACCCGTGCAGGGATATGCTCACCGATTGGCAGGTGGGCGACGTAGACTTCGGGCGCCATCTCAGGAGTCCGCTTTCCGGACTCCCGGCCTTGGCTGGGAGCTGCTCGGCGCTCCCGCTGCATGAGGTCTTTGATGGCTTGAAGGGCTTCCTCAGTGAGGACGTAGCCCTCTTTCGAAGTGGCCATAGGCTACCGCGGCGAGACGAACAGGGAAATCCGAGTGGGACGCTCCATCGCTTTGAGATAGACGTTGACTCCGGGACGGAGCTCGACAGCCATGAACCGGCCCGGACGCACCACCAGTGGGACGTCGTCGGCCGCCTCCTCCGTGCCGAAGCCAACCAAAATGACCTGCTTGGTCAGGCGCTCACGCTCCTCGGCCGAGGGGTTGACCGCCATGCCAAGCCCCGCCCGGTTCTCGATGGCGATGAAGCCCGGGTTCGTCACCCACTGCATATCCAACCGCTGCCACTCCGTAGGGATCAGCAGCTTGCGGATGTACGGTTCTCCTCCCTCCTCGAGGAGAGCGCTGAACTGGTGAGCAGCTGATGTCGGTTGCTCGCCATACAGCTCGTGATTGACCGTCACCGTGGCGGTGAGTCTGTCCTTGCGGACTTGGTCTTGTCTGATCTCGACCGGGCGCGCAAGTGCCCGCAACGCCTCCTCGGTCTCCGTCAGTGTTGGCTGCCTTCCCATGATTGGTCTCCTAGGTCAGGGTCGCCGGGATTCCCAGCAACAGGAAATTGGACTCCGCATACCTCTCCAACGTGATCACGGCAGGGTCCGCTCCTCCCTGCACTGGACGGCCTTGTCCGTCCAAGAACACGCGAGTGTTCTCACCATTGATGTCTTTATATTGCTCGAAGTTCTTCGGATCGGTCAGGTCCGCTATTCCGGGATCTAGTTTGTTGTCCTTCAACGCGCTGCCAGGCGCCCAGCCAAGCAAGCACATCGTTCCCTCATCCAGCACTCGCCGATCCCAGGTGTTGCCGTTGGCCTCGAATTCATACACCACGGTGAAGTAGAACGAGCAAGTGCCGTACAGCTGGCGTTGCCAGGTTGCCGAGGAGAGCTTGATCATCCGCGAACCAAGCCCCCACAGCGAACTGTCGTTGACAGTATTGGCCATCGCGGCGATGACACCAAGGGGCAGAGTCCCAATATTCATCTCGACCCGGACGGAGGGGCGGGTCTCATCAAACTCCACCATCTTGCCGCGAATCTGTTCCAAGGCGCTGTTGCGGAACGGATTCCCGAAGCGGTCCTCGTGGCACTCCACGGACTCGGCAGCAAACGAACCGCTGATCTTGGGAGGCTCGGCGAGGGGGCTTTCAATGGACGAGTCCTGGCAGCGCTTCAATGGCTTGGTGCTGAAAAGCTGCTCGACCGTCCAGAGCGTCGACTTCTCCTGTCCCTGCATGTGCTGCTGAACCGTCCAGTTGGGCCAGCAGTAGGCCCACGGATCGTGATCAGCGAAGAAGGACCACGACGATCCCACCGAGGGGAGTCCGGGACAGTTGAAGACAGCCGCCGGCCCGAGCTCGACGTCTCGAGTGTCTATCAGCCATTTCATTCGGTACTCGCGGTGCCCGTCCTTGTCGCGGCTACCGCTCCACCCAATCTCTCCCAAAACAATGGCAGACATGATCTACAGCTCCGCGAGTTTGATTGTCATGATCTCGCCAGGTTCCTTGCGAGTGTTGTCGGCAATGATCTCCAGATGCCGAGCCATCTCCGCCTCCTTGGCGTTCTGGATTTTGTCGGGCACCGCAAACTGGAAGCGGTCCACTCGCGCGGCGTCCGGTCCGAGGCGACGAGGAGCAACAGGCTCAACAGCCGCCACCCCTTCCCCCTTCAACGCCCGCTCCGTCATGTCGCGATGCTTGCGGAAAGCGTCCAGCCGCGCCATCGCCTCCGCACTGCCCGCCTCCACCGCGTCAATGCCTGTCACCTTGAAGTCTACCTTCAAGTCCTTGGCCATCTGCTTTCGTGCTTCGGCCATTTCATAGTTGAAGGCTTGAAGACTGATTCGGTTCTTGTCCAGCAGTCCCTTCAACTCCTCCTCGGTCTTCTTGAAGCGCTCCATCGGAGAAGCGTATTTCTGCATGATCTTCTCCGCTTTCTCCATGGCCTTCTTCTCATCCTCCAAAGCACGTAGCTTCTTGGACAAAGCTCGAACGCCATCCAGTTGAGCGTCTGTAGCTCCTCGCTGGGCGAGCTCCCACTGCTTGATTTCGTCTGAGTGCATGCCGAAAGTAGCGATCTGCTTCTTGATCTCATCCTCAAGCTCGCCAATCTCGCCAGACAGCTCGGAGGTCATCGCCTCCGCCCCTCCATCCAACATCGGGGCGTGTTCCACCATTGCTGTGTTCACCGCAGCATAATAGTCTTGGACCACCTTATCCGCGTAGACATCCATCTGCTGCGGGATGTCGTATTTGAATTCCGGCGCACTCTTCAGCGAGGAGACGAATCCTTCCAAGGGCAGCTTGAGGTTCTTGCCCTCCTCAGCCATAACCCGATTCATCTCCCCAATGAGATCCGTGTTGTGCATCCCCGCCTGGAAGTCTCCACCCATCTTGGCGAAGAAGTCCGAGAAGGAAACCTCCCGGCCCATCAGGCTGTTCTTGATAACCTCCCACAGCTTCTTGCCGAACTCGATCAGGTATCCGGAGGCGACTTTCAGTCCGTTCCAGATCGCTTCGTTGAACTCCCCTTGGAACAACCGGGTGAACATACCGGAGAGCCAACCCTGCCAGACTGTCCAGAGTCGGAAGACAGTCTTCAACGCCACCATGGTGTTATGCTCCATGTTGGAGTGGTAGGTGGCCAACAGCCCCGCCATGTCCGTCAGCACTCCCCGCCAGTTGTCCGGAATCCATTTCATGAACGCTTGGAAGTTGTGCTGGATGTTATACAAGAACCCGCGGGCCTTCGTCACAAAGTTCTCGAGCCAGATGACGCTTTGCTCCCACGCGTACTGCATTCCCTCCGGTCCCACAATAGCGTAAGTGATTCCTCCCACCGCTGCGGCAATAGCAGCGACCGCCGCAACGTAGGGAGCCACGGCAAGACCGGCCGAAATAACACCGGCGAGCGAGCCAACAGCAGTCACCACCAAGCCCAAGGCGGTCACAGCGGAACCAAGCATCACAAGGAGAGGACCGACAGAAGCAGCCACCGCCGCTATAATGAAAGCAGCTTGCTTCATTTCCGGGCTCAACGCCCTCCACCATTCAATGCCCTGGCGGACATATTCGTTGAGCTGGAGAATGTAAGGAGCCAGAGCTTGTCCGATCTCGATCGCCACCAGCGTCAACTGATTCTGGAGGATTTTCATCTGGCTGGCGAAGCTTGCCATCTGCTTATCCGCCACGTCCTTCGTCACCCCTCCCGCCTCACGCAGTCCCTTTTCATACGCTTCGATCTTGTCTGAAGTGCCGAGCAAGGCCTTGATTGCGGCAACAGACCTGTCCTGAAAACCAAGCATGGCGAAAGTCGCCGACTTCTGTTGGTCGGACATACTGCCTAGCTTGTCCTCCAGCTGGCGGATGATCTGGACCATCGGGAGCATCTTGCCAGAACCATCGTACACCGAAACACCCAGGCGTTTCCAGTCGTCGGCTTGCTTCCGGCTCGAGGTCTGTAAATCCCGCAGCACGATATCCAGCTTCTCGCCAGCCATCTCAGCCTTGACGCCTTGGTCCGCATAAGCCGCCAAGACCGCAACTCCTTCCTCAACGTCCTTGTTTAGGAGACGCAAAGCCGTGCCGGACTTGGTTGTGAGCGCGACGGAGAATTGCTCCACCGAAGCATTGGCCAAAATGTTGGCCTTGGTCAACACGTCGGAGAGACGCGTCATGTTCTCCATGTGGACTGCCGAGTCCTTGGAGCTCAACCCTAGAGCGGACTGCGCATCAGTCAGCAAATCAGTAGCTCGTGCCATGTCAAAAGCGCCAGCCGTGGCAAACTTCTCGACAACAGGCAACGAAGCCATAGACTGCTCGGCATTCAAACCAGCCGAAGCAAGGAAGAAGTAAGACTCCGCCAGCTTGTCCGGACCGATAACACCACTGGCCGCCAAGTCCTTGGCCACGTCCGCCATCTGGCGACGGGTTCCATCACTAAGATCCCCCATGATGGATAGGGACTTGGTCATGGCGTCGTCAAACTTGCTAAACTCATTCACCGCCACAGCGGCGAACGCCACGATCGGTCCTGTGACCGCAAGAGACATCTGCTGCCCAAATCCGGAAATACGATCCCCCACCATCCCAATGCTTTGACCAAGATTGGTCAACCGTTCAGATAGAGGAGGGACTTTCTCCCCAGCCTCCCCCAGCTCCTTCTCCAGCTGGTTCGTAGCGCGATTGTAGTTCTCGAGTGGAAGCAGGCCGGCGTTATAAAGCATCGTTAGTTCGGCGAGCTTCTTGGCGTGGCGCTCCTCGGGAGTCAGAGTCCCTTCAATGACAGACTTGGCACGAGCGACTGCGTTGTTGTACGCCTCCTGCGAGCCGGTCAGAGTCGGCAGCTTGGAATTGGTTTGAGCTAGTGCCCGGTTGTACGTCTCCTGGGTGATGTGACCACCGGCAAGGAGCATACCAAGCTCCTCAACGCTCTGTGCGTACTGCTCCATCGGAGTGGCCGTTGCCGCAGTGATCTCCGCCGCACGGCGCATAGCCTCGGCTTGAGCGTCCAAGGCGTCCTTGGAAGCCTGCTCGATGTTCTTGACGGCGTCGGCGGTCAATTCCTCCGCCATCACAAGGACGTCGGTGTAACTATCCCCGTCCGCAAGGAGGGTGAAGACGAGACTTTCAACGTCCCCTCCTCCCCCTCCGCCGCTATTTCGTTCTCGGGCCATTCTTGTTTCCCTTCTTTGGAGGAGCCTTGGCTGTCCCTGTCAACGCTCCCCAAAAGGCCTTGGACCTGGCGGCTCTGGTTTCCTTCGTCACGCTCCTGTCCGGTTGAACCCGCTTAGGTTTGAACCGGATCAAGAACGGGTCGAGCTTAATCCTGCCAGGGTTCTTCTTGTTGACCCGCCGAATCTCCTGAGCAATCTGCGCAAGATAGTAATCCTGCTTCTCAACGACATTGCACAGGTTGTCAAGATACTCCTGCCACTTCAGGAACTCGGTGGACGTGGTGAGCCGGCGGCACAACTGAACCGGCATGTGAAGGTGAGAAGCGAGGCGGAACCAAGCCTCATCCTCACCTTCTAGTCGTTTCCCTCCTCGCCCTCATCCTCCTCCTGGGTCTTGCCCTTGACGCTCATGCCGGAGAGCTTCAGAGCCTCCTCGGCCAGACGTTCCAGAACGCTAGCGGGCCATCCCTTCATGGTAGCCTCCTTGACCGGGCTCTCCGACCCCTCCTTGTAAAGGCAGAGTGCCAAGATGGACGTGTGGATGCCCTCGAAGGATTTGATCCCGATGGTCTTGCCCGTCTTCAGATCCTTCTCCGAGCGGGCTTTCATCTGGTTCATATACTGCTCGCGCTGCGTTCCGTTGAGCTCCTTGATGACGTAGTTGTCGGAGCCGAGCTTGACCGGCAAGGTCTTGAGGTCCAGGTCGAACGCGAGCACGCAGTCTGTGGTAGCCATCGTCTTGGTCTCCTGCGGACATAAAGCAAAAGCCTGGGGAGGTTGTCCGAGACCCTCCCCAGGCCACAAGAAACGAAGAAGCTCATCCCCTCCAGGAGGAGCTTTAGGCCGAGCGAACCGGAGCGATCTCGTCGCCGTTGTCGTCCTGATTGCTCGGGATGATCTGCACCTCAGCTTCGGGCTGCTCGCCTTCCACCGTTTCATTCGGTTGGAAGGAGTTGATCCAGCCCCAGAAGACCAGCGTGTCCCCGTCCTCAAAGGTGACAGTGATCTCCTGATTGACGTTGATCATCAGCATGATCTGGTCGTAGACCGCGGGATCGTAGGCGCACGTCAGGCTGGACTCGGTGAGAGTCTTCAGCTTCTTCGGGGCCTTGGTGCGCCAAGCCGAGTTGCGCATGGTGGTGGTATCGTTCTCACCACCGCCGTCAATGCCCGGAGGCGTGACCGTCTTCTCCCACAACTTCACCGCGCCGTTCTCGGCGAAAGCGATTGTCGTCGGATGTCCATCGTCCAAGCGTCGCGACATAGCAGAATCTCCTTAACCGTGGAGGGGTTGAAACAAGGAAAAATGCGGAGCTAGTTGACGAGCGCCGCGATGCGCAGGTTGGCAGTGCCGGCCGAGTCCCCGTTGGAGAAGAAGGCCTTGGTGATATCGTCTCCGACCACCGGGTTCGCCGACCCGTCGCCGGTATCCCAGCGGAACATCTGGTCCTCATCCAGATCAATGGCGAGCTCGACCCCGCCAGCATCCTCCAGGACGATGAGACCCTTGCGGGTTCCAGACGCCACAAGGAGCTGAAGGTCGTCGCCATCAAAGAGGAAATTCTCCTCGATGGGAACGAACGCTGTGATCTCGGACTCGTCCGCGGGCAGGTTGTCTCCCGCTCCACCGTCGATGGGGACGGCATTGCCGGCGACGGTGCCGACCGTCATGCCATAGCGACGGCCCCCGTCCCAATACACATCGAGCCGCTGGCCGGTGGTGATGGAATGGCCGGCGTCCATCGTCAACTCACCGGTATCGTCATCCGTGCGGGTTGTGAGATTGCCGGTCTTCGCGGCGGCGAGGGCAGTCTTCTCCTTGGTATTCAGGCCTTCGCCTTCCACAGTGCGCTGCTCACCGTATCCCTTCCCGGCGAGCGACACCTGATTGTTGACGGTAGCGCGATACGACATGGTCTAGTCCTCCAAGAAAGTGAGTGTGATAACGCCGTTGAACGTATAGGTCGTGCGACGCTTCTCGTCCTGTCCCAATCCCAGGAGGGTTCCGGTCCGACTGATGTTATCCACCCGCCAGACCTCTCCGTCGACAGTGACGTTTTGCCGTACCACTCCGTCCAACGCCAAGGCGATGGATTGCGCCCTACCATAGCTTATCGAATCGCTGCTAGCACGAACCCGAATCTGGAAACCTGGGTGTTCTATCCTCTTGCCATCACCCATCAGTCTTCCGTCCGGGAAACCAGACGTGTTGTAGACAGCGATGGCGTTGTCGTGGGTGTTGCCTCCGTCCGGCATGTGAGCAACGTAGGCAATCCACTCCTTCTTCGGCAGGGCGGGAGTTTCAGCAGCCTCAGCTACACCAAGGTCGACTAGCAGCTTACACAAGACCTGCGCTGGGGACTTCATTTGTCAATCTCCTTCCTGACGATCTCTCGCATCTCAGCCCGCTTCTCTCGCGCGGGCTGCTCCAGGTACTTTGCCTGCTTACCTGGTGCGTGCGCGGCTTGTAAGTCCTCATGAACGTAGATGGCGTAGTCCATGCCATACGTGACATAGACCACCGTCGAGAGTCCTTCCCCCTCAGCCCGGGTGTTGGCGCTGTTGCGAAGAGCTCCCGTATCGATGGGAACTATCTTCTGGCTCTCGCGCTGCAAGAAGAGACCGGCCTTCTTCAGACCGACCTGCATACCCTTAGCGTGCTCCTTGCGTTTGCGGCGCAGAGCTTTGATGATCGCTTCAACTCCCTTGGCCTTGACGCTGGGCACTACAGATACGCCGTTAGAAGCGTCTCCTTGAGGTTCAGTTTCGGGATCTTGGAGAACTGGCGGATCTCGAACACGCCGGTGTTGTTGCGAGGGGTGACAACGTCGAGCACACTGTCCAACGTCCCCAGCATCAACAGCCCGCCAATCGGAGTATCACGATCCACGTACACTACCGATTGGCTCACCTGCTTCGTTCCCTCGCGGTCAAGAAACTCGACCGCCATGTCCTCCCAACGGCAGTCGATCTCCTGCGGGCCTTCGTACAACGGCGACCCTTCCGCGTCCGCGCCAAGCAAAGGCCAATAAACAGCCTTCTGCTTACGCATCCTCGTGATCAGGCTCATCCGGCGTCCTCCAGAGTGGGTTCAGTTCCGGCCCAGTGGACGGAGGGCGGTCGTCGCTTATAGCCGTCCTCCATGGACTTGTTCAGCGCGGCCAATCCTCCCTCGGTGTCGAGGAGCATGGCTTGCTGCCCATACATGGTGGATTGGAGGTTCAGGCCAAGCTTGTATTGCTTGGCCTCGCTCACCGGTCCGACGCCTTCACTCGCAACTCGCAAGTCCCTCACCGCATAGAAGTGAGCAGCCAGCCAAGTCTCGATGAGCGTCAACGTCTCCTCATCATAGCCGTAGTCCTCGATGGCGCACACGCGCGTCACAATGCTGTTCGCCGCGGCAATGAACGGCGTCAAGGTGATGGTGTCGTCCGTCTCAATGATCGCCTGGACTTCAGGTGCGGTTGTTCGGGGCATTTAGACTTCTCCCACCATGGAGGGCAGTTCGTAAGTCGCGCCGGCGTCTGCCGGGATGGTCACGATAAAGTTCTTGGCGCTGGTCCCGCGGGAGAAGCTGTACGTCACCCCTTTGAACAGATCGGTGAATTCCACCAATCCGTTCTCATCGCTCATCGCTGTCCGCGGCGTGCTGTCATACGAAATGCCGAGGCCGTTCAGCGGAGCTTGACGGATGAGGAACGTGAACTCGACTCCCTGTTCCGGATCGCCAACTTCGTCGTACGCTACCACGAAGCCGGTTGTCATCTCCGGATCAGCAGATGGCGTGACGGCAACCTGGGTGAGCTCGATCTCGGCGGTCTCGTCCCCGTTCACTTCCAAGACTTCCGGGGTGTAGCTGTAACCCGACTTGGATGCGGCGATGTCCCAGTCCCCGTCGTTCAGCAAGAACGTGATCTCCCCATCCACGTTGGACTGACCGACGTAGGACTCCACCCCCTGCGTCATTCGTACGGTGACAGCGGAAAGCGGGTCAACTCCGTCCGTCGTTGTGATGGTGACTGTCCTCGCGCCGCCGCCGAGCTGGTCGGTAGTGACCTGCTTAGCGCTGTTCGCCTTGGGAGTGTGATTAGCCTTCAGCATCCGCATCAGTGGGACGTGAAGGTCGCCAGACTCTTTGATGTATTCCAGGAACAGAACACCAACGTCAAACGGGCTGGCTGCCGCACCAAGAGGGTCACGAGTCCAATGACCGTCGTCTTGATGAGTCATGGCGTTGGCTTGGGCTGTCGCCTGCCAGGTGCCATCCGAGCACCGCCACCACTTGCCGGCATTAGCTCCCGACAACGCCTTCAAGTACCAATTGACGGTCCCGGAGACAATGGGATCGCCGTTGGCTCGCGCGAGGAGCGTGAACCCGCGGAGACCTGTTTCTCCGGCTTCAATGGTCTGATAGTCGGCGGCCATTAGTAAAATCCTCCTTGAACGTACTGGAGGAGGATAACGTAAAGAGCGACCCGACCGCCAGACACATCTACGAAACTTTCTAAAGTAGCAGCGCCCGCCAATAAAGAAGCGGCCGCGGTGTAGGTCGGGGTCTCGTGCTGGGCAAACGCAGACAACGTCGCACCGCTCACTGTCAACGAGGCCAAGGCCGTATAGGTGGGAAGACTGAACCCCACCGAGGCCGTGAGGACAGCACCCGCCACCAAAAGGGAGGAGGCGGCTGTGTAAGTTGGGGGGTCATGGTCTGCGAGCGCGCTCAAGACAGCAGGAGCGGTAGTCAATCCAGCCGAAGCGGTGTAGACAGGAGGGTCGTGCTCCACCGACGCCGACAACTCTGCGGGAGCTGCCAGCAGCGCAACCGAAGCGGTGTAGACAGGAGGGTCGTGCTCCGCGCTCACGCTCAAAATAGCGGGTGCTGCAACCGCCACAACCGTCGCGGTATAGGTTGGATCACTGTAACTCGCAGCCGCCACAATCACAGCAGGAGCTGCCCCAAGATCAACAACAGCCGTGTAGACAGGAGGGTCATGCTCCGCAGAAGCGGCAAGAACAGCAGCTGCGGTTTCCATGGAAACCGCAGCTGTCTTCGTTCCCGCTTCAAACGTCACTGACGCAGCAAGGGTGGCGGCGGTGGCCATCAACGCAGCCGAGGCGGTGTAGACAGGAGGGTCATGGTCTGCCGAAGCCGCAAGAACAGTGGGTGTGACAATCAACGCAGCCGAAGCGGAGTAGACAGGAGGGTCGTGCTCCGCCGACGCTGCTAGTGTTGCAGCCGCGGCAACCAATGCGGCAGACGCAGTATAAGTAGAAGGTCCGCCAGAAAAGGAAGCCGAAGCCGCAAGAGTAGCGGCCCCCACAGTAAGACCCGCCACCGCAGTAAACGGACCTGAGGAGTAGCCCACCGCATAGGCGATGGAGCTGGCGTTCTCAAACTTAACCTGCAACAAACCATCCGAGTCAGTGTAGCAGGCGAACGCGGCAGTGCTCCGAAAGTCACTATAGAGGTCGTCGCTGCTTCCCTTCGTTCGCACCGCCCAGCTGACGGCAGCATTGGTAGTGAGACGAGCAGCGAGTCCGAATATACAGATCTCTGACTCCACGGCATCGACATACAAACGAGGAGCGTCTTGCGGGGACGAGTTCTCGGACATGCGGAAATTGAAGTCCCGCGTGGCTGTGGCGCTTCCCTGGATGATGACACTCACAGCGTTATTGTTACTCCAGCCGGGCCTAGCCAGCACCTCGTGCACGGGACCGCTTATGTCGATGAGAATCCACTTAGCGGCAACCACGCCCAAGTCGGCCACGCTGAACGTGACCGACGCAGTAGTGCGAGTGCGTCCACTGATGTCACTCGCTGCCGTTGTGAACGTAGCTGAGTCATCTACGTCCTCACACCAAATCGTAATATCGGGTTCGTCAGTTCCGGAGCCTCCGACCCTCACGGCCAAGTAGACCTTCGGGGTGGAGCCGTTACTCTCGTCAAAGTTATCAAACCGTAAGCCGACCCAATCCGTCGTAGCGTCTAGGTCGTTTGTGCTGGTCACACCCGTGAGCGTGACAGTCGTACCAATCTGGTGCGCATCGTCACTGCCGGCCGCGATCAAGTATTCTCGACGCCGAACGGGGAAACAGTCCGAGTAGCTGCCAGCCGCTCCGTTGTGGTGAATCGGCTGCGAATTCACGAATCCGACGAAGCCGGAATGCAGCCAGCCCGAAAGCTGAAACTCTGCCGAGCTGGTGGAGGTGTTGTAAGCTTCGTATATCTCATTGGCGTCGAGAACCACCCACGCGCCAGTACCGCTAGGAGGGGACGCCCCGCCGGAGGTCGGATAGAAAGTGTCCTCGTCGTCCGTACTGCCGTTGCAGCGGACTCCCGCCCGCGTGGCACCGGGTGTCATTCCATTGTCTCGTGAGATCACCAAGAAGGCGAGCTTAGCTATTTCACTTCCCGTGTCGCCGCTGATGTCTACGTCGCCCCAGGCGTCCGAGCCGCCGGAATCTATGACGCGATTGGTCAGTCCTGTTCCTTCCGAGAGGAGCACCTCCTTGTGCAGCCAGAGGTGGATGCCGGTTCCAGAGCTAAGCGCCTGGACTTTCGCCTCCAGTATGTCCCCACTGTCCACCTTCACGAAGATGTCCGTCTGAGCGTTAGGCGGAATCAGAAGGTAGTGGTCGTCCGTGCTCCCGTTGCAACGGAGGCCCACGGAACGAGTATTGCTGATATTCGTGTTCTGAACTCGGATGATAACGCCGGCTAGATTGCCGGCGTTCTGGACGAGGGATGACACGTCCACGTCATAGTAGTTTGTGCCGTCCCGCGTAGGGGTCACGTCCACGGGTGCTATGTCAAGAGGCATGTTAGCGGACTACCTCCACTTCTATGCCCGCAGCTTTAAGAGCTTCCAGTCTAACCGCCGACGCCGCCCGCTTGCTTACAGTGCGAGGCTGTCCATTCACGTCTGTGCTTTCGCGGTCCAGGTCTGCATACCGCTCCTGCACTGGCAGAGTGTCGTGATATGCCGCCCTCGCCTGTGTAAGCTGCTCGTCAAGGGCCGATTGCAGCCGCTCGAATAGCTGCTTGGCCGTCATGGCAAGAAGTGTCACGCGGCCTTGGAGATCAATACTGCGCGTGCGGCTGGGATCGCCGGGCACAACGTCGTAGACGATGCCGTCCTTGCCGGGGAAGGGATGCGAGACGCCCGATTGCCAGCCGTTGGCCCAATAGTGCTTGCCAGTCGTGCCGAACGAGCGAAGGTGTGTGTTGGCGGGCTGCTGCTCTTGCCGCGTGATCGCAGAGACGATCTCCTTTCCGTCGGCATCCAGAATGGCGGGCCGTACAATGACCGTGGCCCACTCCCATCTCCGGTCCCCGTAATAGCAACGATTCAGTCTCTCGCGAGCGGCCTCGAATGGCGGGTCGGTGACGCGGCGAACCCGCTCGAATTTGATGCGACTGTAATTGGACATTACGGTTCAACGTAGAGGTAGATATCCCCTTCTTTCTCCGCGCCCGCGCCCGCGATCACAAGGTTCAATTCGTCCGCGAGAGCAACAGGAGCTGCGGAGCTCACCGCGTCCACAATCGTCTCCACTCCGGGAGCGATGGTCTCAGCTTCCGTTGCCGAGCGGTCAGCCCCCTGTCCGTTCAGTACGTCATAGCCCGCACTGTCCAGGAGGGTGACGTCATAGTCCGCGTCCGGAGCCGGGTCGCCTGGCGCGAACGACACCCGCCGGAGGATACCGGAGATGTAGCTGGTGGTGACATCCACCGCCCCGCTGCCATCGCTCACCCAATGAAGGTGATACTTCAGCAGCCGGTTAAGAGGATTGCCGACGAGGACTTCTTCCATGGAGCCGGCCATAGCTAACACTCCGGAGGGGGTCGAGAATCAAAACGGACTACAGCTTATCGTTCGTCAGGGGCTCACGATCGAGCTCCAGCTCGGTGGCGTGCCACAGCAGATGGAACAGCATGTCCCGAAGCTCGGTGCTTTCCAGAGCGGGCTTCGGGACTCGAGGAGTGCCACGAATCTCATCCTCGAAGGTCTTCTGGACGAGAGCCGAGCACTCGACCCACTCGTCGTAGGAGCCGGTCGAGAACGCTTCAAACACAGCCCGCAGTGCCATGTCGTACGTCTTGTCATCCACCCGCTGCAAAGCAGCCAAGACTTCCCGATACTGCGCCCCCGCGGGCGAAGCCGCGAAGTCCTTGGCCCATTGCGGCATCACCGAATCGTAGATCGCGCCGCGGAGGGACAGCCGCCACGCTTCCAGCTTGTCCCCATTGCGTCGTGCCTCCTCGACCTGGACACCGTCAAAGACGGCCTGCATCATCTTCAGCTCATCCTTCCACGGGATGGCGTCAAAGAGACGCTTGGCGATCTCCGAATCCAGATCAATAATGATCCCCCGCCCGCTCGGATGGGGACGTCCCTCGCCGGTGGACTCCGGTTCCTCCCACCAGGCTTTGACGCAAGCGAGGAGATACCTGGCCCAATCCCCGACCTGGGACTTGGGATCGAGGCCGTCCACGAGCTGGGTATAGTGCGCCAGGATGGCGTCTGTAAGCGGCGGAGCGAAGCTCCCGCCGAATCGTTGCTTGGCCATGTTAGCTGATGGGCTGGGTGAGGGTCATGCTGCTGATGGCAATCGTGCCACCAGCCACGATGACGTTGTTGTCGAAGTCATAATCACCACTGCCCTGGCCGCACGTGGCGTCGGCCAGGACGTTGAGGTCGCTATCCGTGATGGTGGCGGTAAGCGCGGTTCCGCTGTTGTCCGCACTGGTATCGCTGGAGATGGCACTCGCTGTAGCAACGCCCGTTGAGGCGTTACCGAAGGCGGGATCGCTGAAGGTAAGCGTTCCCAAGATCGTGCCATACGTCCCACCGACTGAGCCGGGCTGCGTGCCGGTGTAGATCTTGGTCGTGCCAGCGCCCGACCCTTGGTCGATGGTATCCACGATGCCGTTGCAACCGTTGTTGCGCATCGTGGTTCCGAGTCGAAGTGCCATAAGGATAACTCCTGACCAGCGGTTTCAGTGGTGGACGTTCTCGTCGGCTAATCCGACAAGGCCAAGATCAGCTTCTTCACCGCCTTGGCGTCGATGCCGTTGCCCTTCTTGAGCGGCTTGTCGGGACGGTCGTTGTCCGTGACGAAGTGGACGTCGCCCTTCAGGAAAACGTGGAGGCCCGCCTTCTCCGCTCCCGGGAACAGGTCGGTGACGTCGTCTCCGAGAGCGCTAGACGTCACCGCGGGAGCGGTCTTGTCCTTCGCGTCCTTCTCGGGAGCCGGGCTCGGCGAGGGGGCGGAGGCGGCCGCAACGGTGGCGCGCGGCTCCGTGACCTCGTCGGGAGCGGTCACTTCGGGAACACCCGCTGCGAACCGCTCGAATTTTTCCTTGCCGAAAATCTTGTCCAGAGGGAGCGGGCTGTCAAACACCACGTCCGGCCCCTTGGGAAGTTTCTTGTACGACACCGTCTGACCATTCGGCAGGGTCTCGGTGTGTCCTCCGACGAGCAACTTGAAGCGCGGCATCTTCTTGGTCTCCTGATGCGCTGTTATTAGGAAAAGACCGGCGGGGTATGTATACCCCGCCGGTCTCGGGAAGCCTATCAATCAACCGCCCTCAGATGCTAGGCGGTCGCGCCATGCACGATCCCGCAGTTGCCGTTGTAGTCGGCCCGAACCTGCGGAACCCAGATGCACATGACCTTATAGTGCAGCTGAAGTCCGCCCTTGGACTCCCACTGCACCGTGGTCATTTCCATCCCGCTCACCGCGCGGACGACGTCGTTCGTCATCTGCACGAGGAGCAGGTCGTAGTTCTCGAGGTAGTCGAGAGTGCGGCAATCCTGAATGCCGTCGATCTTCTTCAGCCGCTCGCGGAGCGTGAGGTCGCCCTTCGCGGCCGAATAGTCGTCATCCATGTATGCATCCCAGCTGGGGGAGCAATACAGCATCCAGGGACCGTAGTGGAAGTCGGCTTGGCTCTTCGCCTTCATGGCAAGCACCTGGCCGACGAGAGTGGCCGGCGTCCAACCGCCGGACGTCGGAGACGTCAGCGTATGGGTGTTCCGGCTGGGGAAGTTCTTGAGGCCGTAGATCGTACCGCCGCCATAGGCGTACGTGTCGGCGACACCGATCGTCAGCTTCTCCACTTCCTCCGCCACTCGACGAGCCGCGAGCTCAGCGCTCGTGGTGTCGAGGGGGCTTCCGCCACTCCGGCTCGCCGCGATCTGGCGGGCGGTGAAGCTGAAGTCCTTGTGGATGATCGGCAGCGGCAGGTTCGTGAGATCGAACAGCGGCCGATCGTTGTCACCTTCGCGGACGCCGTCCATCGAGATGATGGCCGGACCGATGTCGGACTGGCGTTCGGTCTCCAGGACCGTCTTGCCCATGCCGTTCGGAATGCTGAAGCTGAGACCCGCGCCCCGGATGTCGGCCCAGGCGCGGAGGCGGGGCTTGGCCGCCTTCACGATGGCCTCGTCCAGAATCTTCCAATCGTCCTTGCGCAGGGTGGCGGGAGTGTTCGTGACGATCACTTCCACCTTCCCATTGCGCACGACGTTGCGGTACATCCGACCGTCGTCGCCCATCCACGGACGGAGGACGTTGTGGTCAAAGCCCGCATTCATCAAGATCGTGGCTACGTCGCCATGACCCTGACCATTCATGACAAAATCGAGGTTCACAGTGCTGTCCTTTCAGTAAGGGCTATGGCAACCAATCCACCACGACGAGTGAGGGACGGGACTGCTCTATTTGCTAGGCCGCGCGGGCCTTGATGAACGCCTCGGAACTGCCGGCGCTGTTGTCGACCGCCTCCACCGCGACCGCCACAAGCTGCGTCGCCGAGCGCGAACGCTCGACCACGAGCTGGGTAAGCTCGGCTTCGTTGTCAGCGTGAGCCGCCGACCAGTCGGCATTGATGGCGATCTCGATGCCGGCCGTGGTATCGGTCGTCGTCTCCTCCTTGAAGAACGGCTTGGCCGTGACGGTCCCGGGAACACCGAGAGCCTGCACGCCCTGCGCCGTATACTTGCCGGAGGCGCCCACCGCTCGAAAGACGAGGATGGCTTCGAAGTAGCCGACGTCCCCGTCCGCCACGTCCACCGCGCCGGTGGTGGCGATGGTGACGTTGCCAACCTGAAGCAGCAGCGTCAGAGTGTCGGTGCTGTTGTTGTCGTTCACCGTCACCTGACCGCGAATCTTGATGATGTCGCCGGCCTGGAGGGTGTTCGCCGGGATGGTGTAGGACTTGTCAAAGTCCGCCGCATCCGTGGTGTTCTCATGCTCGGCGCTATCCGCCGTGTTGGCGTACAGAACCGTGTCCGCGATCTGAGCGGACTTGACCAAGCAGCCATCACCGTTGGAGACCAGCGGGTCTCCAATCACCACCGCGGCCGCATTGGCAGGGAGACGCGCCTGGACAACGTCACCCGGCTTGCATACGGCCACGGGGACAATGTCGTCCTCGGCGTACGCATCCGTGATGGTCTTGCCCTGGAGTGCGTCCTCCTTGGCGAACAGGCGCTCGGCCCATCCGCCGGGCATGGCGTGCTTCTTCACCTTGCCGGTGGAGAGAAGCGTGAGCAGGTGGCCGGGCTTCAGCGCGGCGGATGCGGGATACTCCTCATGCGCCGGGCAGCCCTTGACCTCAATACGATTCAGGGACATAGATCAATCTCCGAAGGGGTTTCCAAAACGAATCACAACGGGGCTAGCCAGGGGCTAGAGAGGTTGTCTACTTCTTCTCGAAGTTGAAGACGGGGCCGGGCAGCGGCTCCTCCTTCACCGGGGCCGCATTGGTCTGCGGGGCACCCGCGGCTCCGAGGAACGACGGCGTGTACGCCGGCGCGGCACTGCCGTTCGCAGCGGGGGCCGTCGGGGTTGCGAGCTCGGCCAGCGCCTGAAGCTCACCGAGCTCCTTGGTGGTAAGCTGCTCCTTGGTGAAGCGGTTCTTGCTGTTGGCCGTGATGACGGCGATCAGACGGTCCCGCTCGGCGTTGTACGCCACGAGCCCATTCTGGAGCATGCCACGCATCTCCGGCGGAGCCTGGGCGATGAACTGTTCCGGCGTCTGCTTCGCGTTCGCGGCGGGGGCCGCAGGCGCAGGCGTGGTTGCCGGCGGGAGGGTGGTGGTCGTTTCCGGGACCGGATCTTCGGCGTTCTTCACGACCTTGTCGAAAAGGCCGTCGGGCATCTCCATCAGAGACTTCCGATCGGACTCATCGAACTTCTTGTTGACGATGAGCTGGTTGACACGCTGCTCGCGGTTCATAGAACTGCTCTCCTGGTGAGGGGGTTGAGCCGCATTCCGAGCAACGCCGTCAGCGGCTTTCCAATCTGTTACGCGACGAACCTCTGTGGGCAAGCCAGTCAGAGACGCTTTGCCGTCCTTGATGGTGTAACCCTGGCGGAAGAACGTGCCGTCTTTGGAGTAGACGAAGTCGCTATCGAAGACATCTTCCACCCACACCGGCATCGGCTTGTCATTCAAACCGAACTTGTCCACCAGCATTTGATAAAGCAGCTGCGTAATTTCCTGGAAGCTCATCTCGTGCAGGATGAGACCCGACCGATGCGCCATGCGGGAAACGGCTTGCGCCATCGCCCGCTGCACCGCCGGGTCTTTCAACTGCGCTTCGTTGAGCCGCAGGAAACCAGCACCGTCCGCGATCGAGCACGCCCCGATCTTGTCCGGCAGGAGCGCGAGATGGTCGGGCTTGTAGTTGCGAGCGATGGCCCGATAGGCCTCCCCGCGCCACTCCCCCTCCTTGTCCTCGTTCTCCGTGAACAACCCGGTCGAGAGCTCCATCACTTCGTTGCGCTCGATGGCTTCGAGAACCCGCAGGTCCACTTCCTTCGCGCGCTGCTCGTCAATCCAGGCTTCCGCCGTCAGCTTGCCGTTCTTGTAGGCGGTGTTCATCACCACCCCGACCTTGCGGGTCGTGAGAATGACAGGGTCGCAAGCGGAAACGCCGCGGCCGTCCTTCTCAGGATGGTAGACCACCACCGGCTTGTGGTTCCAGACTTCCGGAAACTTCGCAAGCTCGTCGCTAGGGTACAGCAGGGGTCCATTGCTTCCAGCGTGCACACCCTCCGTCATCATGACCATCGGGACGACGAGATAGTCTCGCCCTTCCATCTTGTCGTGGCGGACAAGGCCGGTCAAGTTCGTGACGATGCGTTGCAGAATCATAAAACCACTGCTCCCGAAGAAGGCCTGAATATCCCCTAGCACTTCGGATGATGTCTAGGGACTGGCGATTATTGGTGGACTAACCGCTGGTGGGATTGTCGTGCTCGTGCTTGTGGTAGTCGGTTCCGGTGTTGTGGTGGTGGCTACCACCGAATTGGTTTCCACCTTGGTTGATACCGTGGTGTGACCATCCTGTTGCCGGACCTTCACTTGCACCGACTCCTCCTTGCCCTTCTGATCCGTCAGCAACCCATCCAAGCTCCGACTGAGAATGGGAGGGATAGGCACTCCTGCCTTCCGGGCGTTCTCCAGCACGCTCAGCCCTTCGTTGATGACGAAGAAGCCGGCGGTGAGCTTAGACAGGGGAAGGTCGGGTTGCATGGATTCGAGCGCGGCCGCCGCTCCAATGATAAGCAGGATCGAGCACTTACGCATCATCCCCACGAAACTGACCTTGCTGGAAAGCTCTCCTTGTACGACCGCCGCACACATCCCGGACGCCACGTCCAGGACCATCATGACCAGCAGCAGCCCAATCATTGGATATTGGGCGTATTGATGTAACGCCCATTCCGTCCATGCGTCCATGGGAACTGTAGCAAGTAGGGGTGTCATAGGGAATAGCACCAGGCTGGCGGGTCGCTACTCCCGCCAGCCAACTAAGAAACTATGACCCGCAGCGAGGATCAGGCTCGACCGAACAGTCGAGCAAACAGGTTGCGGATGGCGCCGAAGCCTCGACGAACCGGCTGGCGATTGGCGAAGAACGTCCTCACCGGACGCGCCGCAACAATGGTTCTGATCGGACCTCCCGAGGCCGAGCACGAACCTCCGTGACAGGACACGAACTCCTCGACTCCGGGGGCCTGTGAGACTGGTGCAGGATCGGGGAGACCGTCCCACGCCTTGGCGACCGGCTCGCTGATCACAGACAGGAACACGGTATGATCCACCGTCTCGAAGGACGCCGCCGCCTGCGGCTCGCTCGCCGTATCGAACAAGCTCGCATCCGCTGCCTTCGCCGTTCCGGCCCACGCCATACACGCCAGCACACACGCGATCAAATCTCGCATAGCAAAATCTCCTGTTAAGGGGAACAGAAAAGCCAGACTCCAAGCTGCCAGATCGCCGCCAGGATCACAAACGCAAACAGCACGAGGACAGGAAAGCCGCAACCGCCCGAGGAGGCAGCGCCGCTCCAATCGTAACCGCCGAAGCGTTCGTCTGATGGGATCATGGGTTTGAGCTACACAGCCAAGAAACTCTCGCCAGCGAGGACGCGCTGCGTAGCCTCGGCGGCCTTTTCCTGACGGGTCTTGTAGTAGTCCTGGGTGGTGGAATTACGGAGGTGGTCCAACAGGTCAGTGACGTTAAACGCCTCCCAGCCAGTGCGGTCCCAGCCCCACACTCCGCAGACCGCGAACGAGTCGCTGCCACGAAGCATGCCGGCAATGCTGTTCGCCTTGACGTAGAACTGGCCGACCGCCATCGGAGGAGCACCTTCCGGACGTCCATTCTGGCGATTCCACCTCCCCCACGACTGCTGGATATTCCCAATCATGTCGCCATACTTGCTGCGCGCCCAATCGGTATCCACGTAACCGACATGCGCCATAGCATGGGACCAGCTACCTCGCTGGGAAGCGACACCGTACTCGTCCGTCTCGGACGAGAACCCGTAGCCCGAGCACACGTTAACGCCGAAGCCGAGGTAGATGGCGTCACGGTACTCCTCGAGACTCTGGATGGGGATGATCCACTTCGCCTTGTTCTTGCGGCTCTCCTCTTCGAGCCAGGCAGGGACGCCTCGCGAACCCTGACCAGCCCAATTCTCGGTGGACGAGGAGAAGCGGGTGAAATCCACCGACTCCTTACCATCCGGACTGGTGTAGAGCTTGCGGAACAGAAGACCGCCTTTACCCTCCGGACCGATGTAGCGGCAGGGGGCCGAGCAGGACCAGCCATCGCCGTTGTAGCCGCGGCTGCGATAGATGTTCTCTTTGACAAGACGGCCCTTGTATTCCGTCTCGCCGAACAGCGCATCGTTCGCATGATCCATCTCAGCGGCGTTGCCCGTTCCGTGAACCGTGCAACTCCCGCGGGTCTGCGCCTCATCTCCTCCCCAAGAGGGAGAGAAGTGCAACGCCGCCACATACGGAGCCGCGACCTTCCCTGTCCCAATGCCCTTGGCCCAAGGGAAAACGTCGTACAACCGCGGCATCGCGGTCATAAAGCGGTCGCAGGCGTCCCGCTCCTCCTTGGCGACCAGGCTGGGATTGATCCCAAGGAAGCCCCGACTATAGATCTCGTGGAGCTCAGCCGGAGTGGGACCGGTGTTAAATTCGTCCGCACTTGGCAATCCGGGCGCGCCGAAAAGCGGGTTCGCTCCCGCCCGCTGAACGCTCTCGCCCCGAACAACCTGCCAAGCATCTTCGAATGACTTGTTCGTGAATTCTTTGATCGCCATCTGGTCTCTCCTTCAGAAGATTGGAGCTTGGGGGACTTCCCCTCGCCTGTGATGGATGGTGTGACCTCCTAACGCATCCCACTGAACCTCAAACACGAGCTCCGTCACGCGCACCCCTCGCACCATCTTCGTCCAATGGCGCACGTAGTGACATACCCGATAGCCGTCGTGGTAGACGCGCACCGGAACCAGCCGTTGATTGACCCTCACAATCGGATAGCCGCCTCGATGGACCTCTATCTCCCAGCGCTCCCCATTTAGCATCTGGAAAGTTTCATAGAAGCGGTTCCGGTCCAAGCTGTATCCCTCCGCCGGACCGCCCCACCACCAAGCGCCGTTCCACCAGAAGAGCGGAGCAACAAGCAGCAGCAGAGCGGCCGGCTTCATTGTCAAACCCTCCTACGGCAGGGATTCCGCAGCAGTGCGAATGGCCTCGCCGGTCTCCGTCCAGAGCGCGGCGATGCCCTTGACGTCATTCACCGTTAGCTTTCTATCTGCGAACATAGCAGCCTGCTTGTCCGCGAGCGGGCGGAAGAACGGAACGGCCCAGGCAGCAATGGTGGTTGTGTCCAAAGCCTGATTATTCAAGTCCTTGGTCTTGCTCCGGAACGTCTCGAGGTTCCATCCTCCATTCCGAGCAGGGTCGCCGCCCTGACTACCGACACTCAGATAGTTCTCGGCTACGGCCAACGCGCGCGCCTTGGTCATGGCCGGCTTCGGCACCGCGTCAAGCCACTTGCGAACCTCCCCTGCGAAGCCGGTCGGTGAGGGTCCGGGAGTCGGGCCAGGCGTTGGACCTGGCGTGGGACCGGGGACAGGGACGTTGCCATCCACTCGAAACTCCTTCGAGTACCGTTGAACATCGAACGAGACCGGAACCTTGAGCTTCTCCAGCTTGGCCTTGCTGATGTCGGTTGGATTGGCGGGGTCCGGAATCCAGACGGTGATCTCACGGAACGTCTGCGTCAGGACGGTCGCTTCAGCCCAGTGCGCTCCCGGAGGCGCCCACACGTGCAGTTTCTTCCCGCCCTCCAGCTCGAAGTATTTGCTCGCCGGATCGACCCGCCAGGAGATGGTGATCATTCCGTCCGCGGGGACAACACAGTTGCAGCCCACCACAATCGGGTCGTAAGGGGCGATCACGTCGGGAACCACCACCTGCGCCTGGCACAGCGCGGCAGTCGTGAGCAGAATCAGCAGAGAAACGAATCGCATCTTCAGGTCTCCTAGAGAAAAGGTGAAAGAAACGAGGACGGGAGCCAGCGGGCAAGGCAACTCCCGTCCTCGGCTCGGCCCATCCCGCCGAGGCTTAATGAGTGTCGAAGGGGTTCTGCGTGGTGGGGGTGACGGGCTGCGGCTTCGTGCTGTCCTTCACCTTCTGCCGTAGCCAGGTGAGCGCCGGGCGGACCATCGGGATCGTATAGGGGTCGATGAACCACCCCTCCACGAAGTCGTTGATCGGCAGGTCCACGTCCACCACGTACTTCTTGACGAGCGCTTCCACGTCCGTCACGAGCTCGTTGAACGCGGCGTCGTCGTCACCGATGCCGACCATGATGAGCTGAAGCGCCACCATGACATCGTTGCCGATTTCCATCCCCTCCGCGATGGTGATTCGACCATCCGCGAGAGCGTCTTTCAGATTTGCCACCACCTTCTCCAACGCCGCTTGAAATCGCATGGTCTGTCTCCTTGAACCAGGAACTAGAAACGCAAGTAAGGCGTTGTATAGAACGGCACGTCCTCTGTGGTCTACGGGATCGCGCCCTCCGGTATCTCCGGCAAGGGTGGGACTTCCCCCTCAACGATCTCCAGGTCTTCCAGGACTCGATTTGCCAGCATGTAGAACGGCCAAGGCTCCTCGAGGAGCTGCTTCCCCTCCCACGGTTCCATGCCTGGCGCATGGAGACTTCCCACCAGGGACGCCTCGGCCTCGATCAGCAGAATAGCGGGCTGGTCCCCGGCCACTTCCCCCTTGTCCCAGGAGACCTCGAGTGGGACGCCCGCTCGTGTGCCACGTAGCCTGAACATTAGAGATCAAACCCTACAAGAATGCCAAGGGTGAAAGCAGCCTGTTCCTCATCAACCGCTTCGTCTAGTCCATAGGCTCCTTCCGCTCCCATGGACAAGATCTCGAAGTGGTCATCTCGACCGTAGACGCGACCGGAGTAGTGGTTGAAGAACTCATCCTTGTAGCCAACCTCGGAGCTTCTGCCGTTGATGGCTGTTACCGTTTCACCTGGCTTGCGACGCTTCTGCAAGTAAGCAGACTCCACATGACCCAGCTGGGTTTTGGACTTGCGGCGATTGCGGCGGACGGACGTGTTCTCCACTACGTGCATGAGCTCATGAACCGCGGTGCCTGTCGTCCCTCGTTCCGAGCCCCCACTGATCCCAACTTCAATCAGGTGCGAGAAGACATCACCCTTCTGATAACCACGAGCCACTCCCTTCACTGTGATGCTTTTCTCGCTCGCGATCACCTTCAACCAATCCTTCGGCAGAAACTCCTTGCCCCGCTGCATTGCCTCGAAAGCCTTCTTATGTCCCTCGGAACCTTTAGCAGCTCGCATGTCAAGAGTCACACCACCGAAGTCTCGAACCTCCTTCAGCAGTCCTAGTACCTGCTCCGGCTTGGGCTTGTGGCGTTCCCGCAGCTTCCGAATCTCCTCTGCCGTAGCATTGTGCCGTTCACTAACCTCCTTGTATTTCCCCTCCCCATACTTCCGGTCCATCCAGTCCGCAAAGCCGAACGCCTTGTCCTTCGGCGCGGACTTGCGGTCTTCTGTCCACTCCCTAATGAACCTGTCCATCTCCGCTTGATTCGAGTCAGCTTCCCCTTGCAAAGCAGACAGCCGACGTTCCTTATCTGGATTGAAACCCTGACGATTCTTCAGCTCCTCTTGCACTACCCTGCCGACGCGAACAGCGTCCTCCCACTTGGTTACACCCTTATCCCCAATCTCAGCCCACACCCGCTTCGAGAATTCCGTAGCCTCGCCAGTATGGGTGAGCCAGTCCGGCTTGCCTTCCACTCGAGGAGCGGGCGTCGTTGTCGTGATCGTAATGATGGGTCGCGGCGTTGTGGTAGGACGCGGGGCGATGAGCGGCTTGGGAGTGGTCGTTGTTCCTCCCGCAACCGGCCGTCCCGTGGTGGTCGTTGCGCCCTTGCTCGCTGTCAGGAACGCAGCCTGCTCCGGCGTCAGCTCGGCAGGAGCGCCACGCTTCTCCCATCCGCCTAGCTGTGCTCGGATAGTGGCATCGGAAGCTTTGAGGCCAGCAGCATCGAGCGCCGCCTTCGCCTCGCGGAAGGAGAACCCCTCCTTGCCCATCCAACGCACTACGGCTGTAGCGGCATGGTCGCTGAATTCCGGAGCAATAGGCTTCGGGTCTACCGGCGGAGCTGTAGTAAGTGGCCGCGGCGGAAGCGTCGTTGTCACGTACACAGGAACAAGCGCCGGAACCCGCTTCACGCCAGCAAGCTTGCGAGCTGCGTGACGGTGATTGCCGTCCAGAATACGCCCGTCCTTGTCCAAGCCGATAGGAGCATAGTCTCCTAACCGGCCCGAGCTGCCGAAGCTCTGGATATGCTTGGACAAGAAGCGGCTGGAATCGTTGATGTAGTCATCGCCGAACTGTATCGGCTTGGCCTCCTCCAGGTCCACCATCCGCAACTCAAAGCCATCTGGAATCTGCTGTCCCGCTCGCGTGTAGAACGTAAGCAGACCTTGGATTTCGTAATCAGCTAACGCAGCTACCTCAATGGAGACATCCTCCCCAATTTTTAGCAGCTTAGCATTGACCAGCTTGGGATTAACCCGAACTGCCCCTTCATGCTCCTTGAGCTTAGCCTGTAACTCGGCAAGCTCCTCCTTGCTCCAATTGTCCCTGTCCCGGATGTCCTCACGCGAGGGAAGGGTGAGGCGGCTTGGTGGCGGCTTGGGTGTGGGGGTTGTGGTGGTCGTTGTGGTCGTAAGCTGAGGGTCGACCGGGGGCTTCGGTGGGGGCTTGGGGGGAAGTACGTTGCCGGCCCTCACGCCTCGCAGATACTCCGCCTGTTCCAAGGTGAAGTCAGCCGGCGTTCCCCGTTTCTCCCATCCGCCTAGCTGCGCTCGGATGGTGGCGTCCGAGACGTCAACACCCAGGTCGGCGAGGACTCGCTTCGCATCCTTGAAGCTCCACCCCTCCTTGCCCATCCAGCGGATGGCCTCCGTCGGCTGCTTGTTGAACAAGCTCGGTGCGGGAGCGCCTACCGTAATCACATCTTGAGCAAAGGAGCGTTGCTGCGGTACGTCTAAGTCCGCGCCGGCCCACGCACTCTCCTCGTGCGGGTCTTCTGCTTTCGGTTTCTCGGCTCGCACGGAGGCAGACACAGCCTTGCCGATTTTAGCCTTGGTCCGCTTCTGGCCCTTTTCCTTGCGGTCGGCATCAGCAGGCACCCAAGCGCAACGGCAATTGGGATGGCGGGGGATGAGGCCTCGCGCCTCCTTCACCTTTAACACCACCCCTTCCATCGGTCCGCAGAGCGAGCAAACCTTGTCATCCCCTGCTGTAGACCACTCCGCCATCACGCCCACTTCCTCGACGCCAAGACGATCAAAAGCGTCTAGCTGTCCCTCCGCGTGAGCGTGAATCATCTCCGTTCGGGCGATGGTCATGGCCCGTTGCTTGGAGATGCCTATGGACTTGTGAATCTCCCCCGCCAGCTTCTTCGGATTCTGGCCGTGCGCAAGACCATCGGAGAGGATCTGGCTGAGGCGGGACGACATGCTAGCCGTCACCCCCTTCAGTCCCTCGAAGCTGCGAGTAGACAGCGCCTCGATACGCTTCGTGCCAGTCGGTGAGTCAAAAGCCTCGGTGAGAAACTGCTGCCGAGTCCCCGCATGGAAGTCGAGCTTCTCTGCCATAGCCTCCGGTCGAGCTTGGGCGAACGATCGCACGGTGCCATGCTTGTAGCTAGACCGAATATGCTCCGCGAGCCATGGCTCCTGCTTCTGGCCTGGTTTGACCTGGAGGATGCCGGCATCCACCTGCTTCTTCAGCCACTCGCGATACTGGTCAATCTTCTTGTCGTCGGACAGAAACTTCCAACGCACGTTCAGCGCGAGGGGGTTCGCAGGCGCAAGACCGAAGCAGTCCTCCTTATAGATCAGATCCCACGAGGCGTTCTCCAGAGCAGTCCAACGCCGCAGCATGTCGGCGAGGAACCGCTTCCGGATTGCGCCGGTTCTGGTGGGATCGGTCCTTAGGGGGTTCGCGGCCAAGCGGTCTCCTCAAGTAAAAGAAAACCGCCGCCAGGGGAAGATGCGAGCCCCGGCGGCGGTGAGCTCAAGCGCCGAGCGTGCGGACGCGAGCTACTTAGAAGGTGATGGCGCCGCTGATGACAAGCGAGCCATCGGGGAGGACAATCACCAGATACCACGTGTCCGACCCATTCTCGCCGATGGCGACATCGATGTCCCCGTCGGCCTCGGACACGAGAAGCCCCGCCTTGTTCGCGACGTTCTCGATCATGAGACCATCGGTTCCGGCGGCGACCGTGTCAGGGGCCGTCCCAGCCAGCGAGCTGCCGTCGGCATCATCCGAGAGATAGAACTGCACGGCACCTGGCGTGTCCAAGTCGTTGCCGTTCGCGTCCTGGAGCTGGACGCTCACCGTAATGGAATCATTGTCCTCCGCACCAACGCTGATGCTGGCGCGTCCGACGTGATTCGCGGCCTTGAAAGGCGAGGCCGCCGCGGGAAGTTTGCCGCTCATGACTCATCTCCTGTGTGATGGACTTTGAAGATCTCTTCCAAGGCCTCAGCCATGGTCAGCACTGCCAGAAACGGCGCATTCTTAGCACAATGCTCGACGTAGCCACGTAGCCAAGCCTGTGCTGTCTGGTCGTTCCGGAGTGACCGTTGAATGGCGCATTGTAACGTGGCAAGCTCTTGATCGGGACTCATTGCAGCTTCTCTCCCTTTCTCAAGATCTGCACGAACTCCATGCGCAAGGGCGGGCCGCCTCCGTCCTCCAAGAATCGGCACGCCTGATAGACGTAGGTAAGCGGGTACTTCCGCGTGCCTCCGGAGTGCGTATAGATGGGAAGCTTCCCAGGGCAGTCGATCAGTTTGACATGCCGGCGATCTCCATCCAACGGACCGCCGGCAAACTCACACTCAGCCCGCAGGTAGTCAGCCATCTTCGTCCTCCTCCCCATCCTCGGAAGGAACCACCCCTTCGTGACCGCACAGGTGGCAGTAGTAAACGAGCCCGCCATCCACCTCGCTACGTTCGAAGTCGTCCACTTCTCGCGAACAGCTATCGCATCGGATTGGGTGGTCCATTCGTCGGTCCTCCTTGGCCAGGCGGTCCCTTCTGAGGTGGTCCGTTCGGAGGTCCGTTGGGAGGCGGCGGGGGAGGGATCGGTTTCCCGTCGGGCGTCATGCCGAGCTCAGCCATCGCAGCACGTTCCTCCTCCTGCTTGGCTTCGAGCTCGACCTGATGCTCCATCGCCGCTTCCATAATGGCCTCAGCCTCGTCCTCCTCGAGACCTAGGATGATGGTGAGATACTCCTTCGGCGGGATGAGCGTCTCGACATCCCCGCCCACGTACTTCGCAAGCGCCTCCGTCTTCTTGGCCGCAATGTCCACCTTGTCCTTCGGAGCTGGTGCGTTGAGGTCAGGCCAATGGACGTCGTACTGCTCCGGCTCCGGCAGCACTCCCGCGGCAATGAGGCGGTCCACGAACTCCCGAATGATCATCGGCGTCACGTAGCGCTGCTGACGGCGAATGATGCGGTTGTTCCACGTCTCCTGGTCTTGCGTGGACGCCAGATGAGCCGCCTCGCTCCCGAGGAAGATGCGATAGGGCGCTCCGATGGTGATGGCAATTGCCATGAGCTGGGCCTTGATCTGCGGCTCCGGGCTCACCACTTGCGGCGCGAGGGACTTGGCCTCGACTCCTTCAAGCGTCAGGTAGCGTTGCAGTCCCTCCGCCCACTTCTCGATCTCGCCTTTCAGCTCATCGCGGTCAATGGCGATAGTGTTCTCCGGGTCGCCCTCGAAGCTGAAGCCAGGCAGAGCGCCACGCCAATACATCTCCGCCGAGCCGCCGAGCACCTTCTGCAAGTCGAGGAGGCGGTTCCAGACAGGGCGCTGCCGCGGAGTGCCGAACGTCTCACTCCCCTTGCGGTTGTCCGCGACATGGATGACGTGAGTCCAATGCACCTTAGTGGACTTGCTATCCGGCAGCGTCTGCGCCGAGGCCATCTCCGTGGGAGTGAACAGCGTGATATTGTAATACTTCGGCAGGCCATAGCGAGGATTCGTCACGTCCTGTTCGTACTCTGCGATCTTAGCCGCCTCCTCATCAAACGGCCGCAGATACAGCAGCTGCTTGGAAACTCCCTCCACCGAAGGCGCAACATCCAGCACGCCCTCCGGAGGGATTGTGGTCGTTGTAGGCGCTCCTGTGGTCGTAGTCCCAGGCGGTTCGGCGTTCTCGACCGGCTCTTTCTCTGGCTTCGGTGCCTTGCGCTTGACGTTGGACGTCTTCGGGGGCTTGGTCTTCTGAGACAGACGTGCCTTGACCGCCTCCTCAACGCCGGGGACAGGCTCCTCAAGTGACGTGCCGAAGCCGAGCAGGAGCACGCCATAGTGACCAATGCCGGAGAGCTCGTCAATCCGTTGTAGATAGTGGAAGACGTTGTGGAGCTTCGCCAGGTCTTCCCAAGCCTGCTCGAATTCGGTCAGCTCCGGTTCTTCCTGCTCGAAGATTTCCGGTTCAACCACCCAGGTCTCCGTCGGGTAGATAGAGACAACACGCTCCGCAACGTCGCCACGATCGTAGGACTTGCGATACTCCGCCGGTGTTATGGAATCGGGATAGTTACACTCGTCCCAGAGGTCACGGCCGGTCTCTCCCGTGATGCGTCTAAGCCATGCGAGGCGTTGCGACGCAATGTTATTGAGGACCATTTCCAAAGTCTTGCTCATTTGTCAGCTCCTCGAGGAGTACGAAGGGTCGCCGATCAATCCAAGGACGTCAAACGACTGGTCCCACTTACGCAGGCGAATTGGAGCGTTTTGCTAGAGCCTTGGCACGGCGGCTCAGCCCAGGCAGGCGGCTCGCGGCGGCTCGCGCCTTCTCCTGCGCTTGGACCTGTTTCTCGACAACGATCTGAGCCACAACCTCCTCACTGAACGTCGGAGGGGTCCGCCCCTCGAAGTCCGCCAGCTGGGATTGGAGCTCGTCCTTGGACAGACGCCGACTGCGATCAATGGTCTCCATCCTTTTCTTCTCCTATGGTAGTAATTTCCCGGCTCGGCCCTTACCTGCGATGACATTAAACGCTCCCGAGCTAGCGTCCACTTGGTCCTTGTATTTGCCGCGGTCGAAGTACCGGAGCTCGTCTATGTAAGCCTGGTTCCAATCAGCTTCGACCAGGATCACATTCTCGCCATTGACTTGGGAGGCGAACGGTTCAGCACGGAGGCGCTTGTCGCCGTCCCCCTTCCCCACTTTATGGATGAGCACTCGGAAGCCGGCTAGGCGCTTCACCGTGTCACGTGCCGAGTCCTTACCGCCCGAACCACCCTCCTGTTCAACGGCAATAATGACCTTCTTCCCATCTGCCCTAGCAGTGCGGAGAATAACCTGCTCCCGTTCATACGACTCCCATTGCCCCCGTTCTACATGGAGAACCCAATACGTGGGGAGCTTGTTTCTTATCTGGACTCCAATCTTCACCCCTACCGTATAGGCTCCCCCATCCAATGTCCCAGCCTTATCCCAATACCGGATGATCCGTGCGAATGAACTATCCGGTGGACGGTCCTTCTCTATTCTGAGGCGTTGCACTTTGAACATGCCTCCGCCTAGCGGCACAGGCGACTGCCCGAACTGTCCCGCATAGCTATATTCCCCGTCCGCCTTATGATTCTTGAGCACCTCTCTCGGGAGTCGTATCGGGTCTAGGAGTCCGTTCTGGTACTTCTTGGCAAGACCAGCAGGACGCACCTCGTATCCCTCATCACAGGTAGCAGGCAGGCAAATATGGCGAACCGGCATTCCCTTCTTCTTGGCGAGAAGGCGGCCGGCGGGATCATCCTCGTGGAGTCTCTGCATCACCATCGCCATTGCCGTGATGCGCTTATCGACCTTGCGAGTAGGCCAGACCTCCGACATCCAGCTATTGGCGGCTTTAAGGTCGGCCTCGGATAGAGCCTGCTGCGGATCGAGCGGGTCGTCTGTGATCAGAAAATGCCCATGATGCCCCGTCGGGCTTTTACCCCCTACGGTCGCGACCAGTCTCATCCCTCCTGCCGTGTTCTGGAAATGCCCCTTCGTGTCCTGGTCGTCCCGGAGCTCTACCTCGGGGAAACAGGCTCGATATTTTTCCGAGCGAATGACGTCACGAGACTTGCGGGACAGGTCGAGCCCGAGAGTGCCCGTGTGACTTGCGTTGAGGAGGCGGGCAGTCGGCATCCTGGTCCAGACCCACGGGCAGAACATCACCGACGCAACAGTGGACTTGGTGGTGCCTGGCGGGATGTTGACGAGGAGCTCGTGCTCGGCAGGTTTGTTGCGGAAGACCAACTCCGCCTGATACTGGAGCTCGTCGCACATGAGCTCGATGTGGAAGTTGAAGATGGGAGTCTCGGGAATAATGACATCCCAGAATTCCCGTATGAATTCGTAGAAGCTCTCGCGCGTAATAGACGCGACGAGGTCGTGCTCGGCGAACCCTCGCTTCATTGGGCGGCCTCCACCGTGAGCGCCCGGCGTTCGTTACGGAGCGCGTCCAGGATTTGCTTCCGCACCTCGAGCGGTAACTGTAGGTCGTCAACCGCCACGACAGACAGGTTGTGTTGGACAGCTCCAGTGTGCTCGTGCTCGATCTTCTCGCCGTAGCCCCGGTCGCGGTTCAGGGTCTTATTGGCGAAGATCGTTGCCGGGGAGTCCCCGCGGGCGACCAGTCCCACCAAGGCGCTTTCAAAGAAGTCCTTCTTGGCTTGGTGAAGCTCGTCAATGAGGGCGGCGAAGTCCGGATCAAACTTGGTCCAGTAGCGTACGATGTCGCGGCTCAGATTGAGGGCGCGACGAGCCGCCGACTGCGAGAAGTTGTAGTGGCTGAGCGCGTACAGAAACAGGTGCTGCCGAGTGTTCTTGCCTTCGTTGGCCAGCAGCGCCTCGATTCTCTGGACGGCGTTCGGTTCCTCCTCGCACTCCTGGAGCAAATCCCACAGCGCCTGAAGGCGGGGCGGCAGGCGGTTGTAGACGTACTCCCGAAAGTCCTCGGTGTGCACGCACTTGGACGCGCCCTTGCGAGCCTGCTTCAGCGCATAGCGGAACCCTGGCCGCTTCCGTTTCCAGAGCTGGATCGTGGCCGGACTCACGCCGAGCGCAGCGGCGATCTTCTCGTCACTCAATCCCTCGCGCGCCAGTTCGTAGGCATCGATGGCAAACTCCGGTTTCCAGAACGTCTTCTTCTTCATTGGTCCCCCGCCTGGGATGAGGCGTCAGGGGCGTACGATACTCGTGAAAAGTTCTGATAACACGCCTACAAAGCTAACATCGGTCCCACTACTGCGCTCGGATAAGTCGCCGTTGATGGGTTGCCCTGGCCTCGCCTGCGCTCCCTGGCGGGGCGGTTGGAACAGGGCGGGGGACAGGGGGTCGGGGCGGCCGAGCGCGCGCTAGGCGAGCGCCTACGCGCTCCAGGAGGGGGTTTCCGAGGGGGCCGGCGGGCCGGATATAGGGAGAGGGGAGAGGGGGCGGCGGGGGGGTTGATGGACAGCTGTTATACCCCCATTGTGGGAAATCCGGCAGAAAATCAAAATATTTTTCCCGCACCTAACCTGATACCGGATAAGGGTTTCCGGCTCGTCCCCCACCGGGGGGCACGAATCATTATCCGGTTAATAGCGTATCCGGAAAACCGCCCGGAAAGGCGCTGTAACCTGATACCGGATAAGGGTTTCCGTCAAAAACCCCCCTTCTGGACCGACTCCGTATAGGGTATACGGCGTCAACAAACACCTGCGAGGGCAAACGAGTAGGGCAAACCGGGGCCGAGTAAGGGCAACCCCTAGTCGCCACCAGATCTTTTACAACCTAGAGAGTCCACGGGCAAGGCGCTGCGGCGCGTTGCAGACCAGAACACTGCCTGGCCGTTTCCGCGACGACCCTTCGGTCGCCACCCCCACAACAATCCAATGAGCAGGGGGACGCGAACGCATACAACAACGCGAAACGCCGGTTCGCCGGCGTCTACGGGTTTGACCCGTACTGATGAGCGTTCAACCAAGGAGCGTGCCGAGCCCGCTAAGGACGAAACGCTCGGATCAACATACCGCGGCACCAGCCCGGGAGTTACGTTCCGAGCGTCCAGGGGTTACGCCCCTGCTGATGAGTCCATCCAACTAAAGGAGTTTCCCATGAACCAGAAAATGAAACGCTACGCCATCACCTACCGCATCCCCACCAAAAGCACGCTTGGCAAACGCAAGTTTGTCGAGAAGCAGGGGTTCAGTGAGGAACACGTCAAGATTGAGTTCCTCGCGCTGCACCCGAACGCCATAGTGGAGTGCGTTCTTCCCATCCCAGGTCAAGAGCAGCCGGCCGAGGATTGCGGTAGAGGTCGTCCCCGCCAATGAGATGCTAAGGACGAAACGCCCTCGCGGGCGTCCGGTTGTAACGCAACCGCTGATGAGTCCATCCCAACCTTACGAGGTTCCAAATGCTTACACTTTACAAAGGCCGTCTGTCCTGGAACGGATACCGCAACGCATGCCCGCCGGACATCTACGACCTGGCGCTGCGTCCCACCCCGAACAACCTGCGAAGGCTGTATTCCCTCGGCTATCTGCCGCAGGGAGAGTTGGAGACCTGTCTTACCATTCTCGGTTCTGTTACCCCTAGCGAAGAAGGAGATGAGACCATGTCGAAGTCCTCCACGAAGAAGGCCGCCAAGTCCGAGTCCACCCCCCGCGTTACGCTCTTCGAGCAGAGCGTCACCGCAGTCCTCCGGTTCATGGGGCTGAACGACTGGGTGTTCGATGACGCCCGCCTCGCGCTCAATACGCTGGGCGCGAGCGAGATCAGCGACACGACCATCCGCATTCAACTGCGGGCGGGCAAGAAGGGCGAGCGCGGCGAGCCGGCCAAGTTGACCAAGTCGCAGATCGCGTCACTCAAGAAGGCCGCGAAGTAGGACGAAACGCCAGGGTGCCCTGGCGTCGGACGGTTGTGCCGTCCCTGATGAGTCCCAAGTCACAAGGAGCAAACCCATGCCTGCCAAACGCCGTCACCTTCTCTGCATCCGGGAGAACCTCCGTCCATTCTTCGAACGCCGTCTGAACGTCCTCGGAATCGACCACTCGTTCGACAACGACCACAGCCGCGAGAACGGGATCTACACCGTTCGGTGCTCGGCCTCCGACGCGCAGTACGTCACCGCCTGGCTGGAAGGGGTGAGCGCCGCGACCTCCTGGGAGGTTCCCTTCAAGACCCGCTTCACCCTCCCTCGCGTGATCGAGTGCACCTTCGCCCACGTTTGCGACAACGAACTGATCGAGGACGAAGAGAATCTTGAGGACTTCGAGAAGGTTCTCCGGACCGCCAAGTCGATCAGCGAGATTGTAGACCAGCTGTACGCCTACACCGGCATCGAACACGGTGACGGGTGGCAGTTCGTCCTCGACGCGCTCGCGGAGGGGGTCGGTGAGACAATCCACTAGGACGAAACGCCCGCGAGGGCGTAGTGCCGTTTTGCGGCACCTGATGAGTCCCTTTTTCGGAGTTTCCAAAATGTACGTCATCGTCACCAGCGTCGGTCTCCAACTGTTCCTTAGCAAGCGTGAGGACGGAGGACGCGAAGAACTGGCCGGCTTGGTGCCTCGCATCGAGCAGGCATGGCACTTCCGGACCTACCTAGACGCGAGCGAGATGATCCGAAAGCGCTACGCCGCGTACCGCGAGCACGGCAAGGCGTGCACCCCCTTAGAGGTGCGCGAGGTCGTCGGCGAGTAAAACCCGTAAAACAAGGGGTTTTTAACCCCGCTTGTGCTACAAATGTAGGATTCGTTAGACTGGCAACCCCTCACCGAGAGCACCCAATGAAAACCACGAAGCAAGAATTCCTCGACGCGCTCAAGGAGCACACCGGCTATTGGGTCGGCACGACCAAGCTGCTCGACGCGCTCGACCTACCGAACAGCGCCCGGCCGCAAACGCTCATGATCCTCCACTCGCTCACCGAGCAGGGAGTTCTGGAACGGCATGGCAAGGCGAAGTTCGCATGGCGGTGGGTTCCCAACACCAAGACCGCCGCGGACATCAACTGGAAGCACAACCCCGCCAGCGTCAAGACCGGCGGAGGCGAGGGGAGCGGGACCACCACGGTCAACAATGAGCGGGTCGACCAGCTGAACGACCTCGTCGCCAACCTCGAGACGACCGTCGAGTCGCTGACCAAGCGGCTCGAAGAGGTCGCCGCGACGAGCGTCCGCGAGATCATCCTGAAGAACTACGAAGGGCAGCGCACGACACGGCTCAAGGACGTCACCCTCCCCAAGCAGTTCGACCAGACGCTGTCCCTGGCCAACTGCCGGCGCAACATCCTCCTCGTGGGTCCGGCCGGTTGCGGCAAGACCTACCTGGCGCGCCTCATCGCCAAGTCCCTGAAGTTCTCCTTCGCGTCCCTGTCCTGCACGGCAGGCATGAGCGAGTCCCACCTGCTGGGCCGCGCGACGCCGGACATCCAGAAGGGAACCACGGTGTATCAACGGTCCGCGTTCCTGGAATGCTTCGAGGAGGGAGGGGTCTTCCTGCTCGATGAGTTGGACGCCGCGGACTCCAATACCCTCCTGGTGATCAACGACGCTTTGTCCTCCGGTCGCTGCTCCGTTCCCAATCGTCCGGACAACCCGGTCGCCGTCCGGCATGAGGATTTCGTTCTCATCGCAACGGCCAACACGTTCGGGCGCGGCGCGAGCCGGGTCTACGTCGGTCGTAACCAGTTAGACGAAGCGACGCTCGATCGGTTCCGCATCGGGACCATCGAATGCGACTACGACCGCGCCGTCGAAGCGAGCGTTTGCCCGGACGAGACCATCCGGGTGCGGTTGCAGACCATCCGGCGGAGTATTGAGGACGCGTCCCTCCGACGCATCCTGTCAACCCGGTTCCTCGCGGACGCCTACGTCATGCATAAGTCCGCGGGCTGGACCATCGAGACCATCCTCAATACCTACTTCCAAGGCTGGTCTCCCGAGGAGCGTGCCAAGGTTGACATCCCCTACGCCAATTCCCACTAAAGCCATGAAAATCATCAAAGACACCAAGCTGCGAGGCCATGCCATGATCTTCGACGGCATCCTCGACCTGGCGAACAGCACTCACGACGCGATCAAGCAGGGCGCGTCCCTGCCCGACTACCAATCCCTTGCCTACCGCAGTAACTGGCTAGGACGCACCTTCTCCTCCTGGGAACAGGTGGTGGAGGCCTGCCGTTCTCACTGGCCCAAGGGCATGGACATCGTCAAGGCGATGATTGAGGAACTGAAGAAGCAGCCCCTCCCCCAGCCCAAGTCCCGCAAGCGCAAGGCGCGGTGGAGCGAGGACGACGGGGAGGTTGAGGTAGGCAGGTTCCTCGCCGGCGAGTCGGCGTTCTACCGCGACGTCCGTCGGGACAACGTGCACGGTCCCGAGACCCTCACCCTCCTCTGCAACCTGGACGCGAGCGGGGGGATTGATCACAACGAAATCTTCTGGCGGGGCGCGGCCGCGGTTGCGATCTGCGACCTGCTCGAAGACGCCGGCTATTCCTGCGAAGTCTGGATGTGGGGAGTCGGAGATGGGACATGGAACAACGACCTGCCTACCGTGTTCACTGCTGTCCCGCTTAAGAAGGCCGGCGCTCCCTTGGACCTCAACTGCCTGGTGGCGGGGTTGTCAGCTTGGTTCCTCCGGTCCCTGGTGTTCCATAGCTACCTCATCGCAGACCGCCACGTGATGCGAGGCTGGGGACAGCCGAACTACAATATCGGCAAGTGGGTCAATTACATCCCGGCAAACCAAGATGATATTCGTCACGTTCCTATGGCCGAGACGGCACTGGAAGCAGTGCACTCGGCCTACAAAATCCTGAAGGAGTTGCAATGACACTGCAAGAGACGATCAACCTGTTCCAGTCCGAGACCGGCAAGACTGTCTCGGACTCGTTCCAAGACTTCTGGTTCTGGCTTGACAGCCACCTGGAGAACGGCACTGGACCATTCGCATCCTCAGGAGACAAACAATGAACAGATTCTATGTCATCCTCGATCTCCTCCCCCGGTTGAAAGACCTGGCGGAGGAGTACCGCAACGAAGCCGAGCATCAGGATGGGGCCGAGTATTGGGACCAGTTCCCCGACATAGACGCCGTCCTCGCCGACCTCGGGCTGTACCTCACGGCTCGAACCGACGTCGAGGACAAGCGCTGGCGCGTCCTCTGCTCCGGTCCCTACACCCCGACCGACCAGCCGAGCGAAGAGATTTTCGTCACCGCTAAGACCGCCGCGGCGGCCAAGCGGGCCTTCCGTCGCGACCATCCCCATCACGCCGTCATCCTGGTGGAACGCTCATGATCTACAGTCTCGATCAATTCACTCGGCATGGCGACTCGCTCGTTGCCGAGGCCAGCGACCTCAACGCGAGAGGGAGGGACGAGCATGTCCTAATCCGTAGTCACTTCACCGGCCGAGTCGTTCGGTTCATCTTCTCGAGAACCGAAATGACTCCGGACGGTGAGGATATTGCGGGCTGGCATTACACTGCCGACCCGCGTGGTCCCGTTGTCAAGACTCCCCGTGTCCTCATCATCAACGACTAGCCCAATGAAACCGTTCAAGCCTCACGACCTGGCGTTCATGACCGTCCCTACCTCTACTCGCCGGCGCGTTGTAGAGGTGCTGTCCTTCCCTGTCCCCGGCGGGACCATAATGGTGCGCATGGTCCCAGGAGACTGCGAGACATTGCGGGAGGTTCCCCTGTCCCTCCTCGCGCCATGCAACAAGACCCGTTACATCCACTTCGCCGAGGTTGAGGGACGGTTCATGTTCCCGGAGGACATGCTGCGCTACGACGGCGCGGCGCTCTGCGACCCGGATCAACCGGAGGACGAGTATCGTCCCACCGGTCCGGTCCTCATCTACAAGATCAGCGACCGGGCACGTCCGCCGTGGACGGACGCCCGTTGGCTCTCGTTCGGCTGCAAGGTTCGTCACATTCTCACCCACGACTTCCGGAAGTCCCCCACAGGAATCGGCCAATGACAGGACGTATCATTTCCCATGACGAGACTCTGCACGGCCTCCGCGCCGAGTCCATCACCAAGATCGACCAGCGGACGGGCAAACGCACCGTGCGCCTCCTCCAGTACCGCGGCGACCGGCGAGCTGGAGAAGAAGTAGAGGTCCGTACGGAGCAATTCCTTTCCGACGTCCAAGTCGTCTCCTCGATCTGCAAGAAGCGAGGCTTCGAGAAGGTCAAGGATCGCCGTTACAAGGACTGCTGCAAGGCATGCGGGCGTGGTCAGTCCGTTCTGTACGCCAATGCCCCGCCCGGCAGCTCCGGGCGCGAACAGCTTTGTCCCTCCTGCCTGCTCCAGCTGTACGGCAACGAGATTGACGCCGTCTTCGAGGGAGGGAACGACGTCACCCGCTCGCCGGCGGGAGTCGAGTTCGTCAAGCTGGGGCTGAGCGCCGACGGCAAGTTCATGCGGGTCCGTCATTTCAAGGAGGGGTGGGAATGGGAAGTCCCCCTCGCGCACTGGCGCTCCCGCTGGACGACGGGATGAGGGGGGTTAAAGCCCCCTTGTGCTACAAATGTTAGATTTGTTAGACTCGGGCTCCGAGTTGTTCCATAACTTCATGCCAAGGAGTTTCGTCATGCCTACGCTGGAAGCCGACGTGGCCACGCTCACCGCCGAGCGGGACCAGTTTCTCGACATGCTGAACGCAATGGCTGTAACACTGGCCGGCATGAAGCTGCCGCTGAGCGGGACGTTCTCATTCCGGCGCGAGGATGCGGCAGCGACATTGCGTGACATTGTGCGGCATCTGGAAGGCGAGTGGCAGAAGATCACCGCCGAGCGGGACGCGGCTGTAGCCGAAGTGGAGGAGGCGTGCCGCCTTAATTGTGAGATGAAAGAGCTATTCGACCAAGTGTGCGACGAGCGGGACGCCTCGCGTGCGGAAGCGGCGGAACTGCGGCGGCTGGATGGGGCGAAGGCGCTCGCCGAGGCCGCAGACATCGCTGAAGCCGCAGCACGGAAGGGGGCCCGCTAACCTATGGCAACGGTCCTCGCATACGAAGCGGCGTGCTCCACCTACGAAGACTCGGAGGAGGTTATTCGTTCGGTGGTCCGCCGCTTTGTCCGCAAGTACGGAGGCGACAGGGACGAAGTCCTCGGCCGAGCCAATGTCCTATTCATGGAGGCTCACGAGAAGTACGTCCCAAGTCGCGGCAGGTTCCTGCCCTGGCTCCGGTTCATGCTGTGGCGATGCCTGCATGACGAGCTGCGGAAAACACTGTATCGCAAGAACATACTGAACCCGGTCGGGTCCGAGGGACTGGAGCTGTTCCCGGACAAGCGGTCTACGTTTGACGTCTCCGCGCTGCTGGACGAGCTGTCCGCAGACGCAGCATGTGTTGTCAACCTGACGCTGGACCAAGCGAGCGGACCAGCGTCCAAGCACCAAGTCATCATTCCATTCCTCCGTGAAGCCGGTTGGACCATCGACCGCATCATGGAATCCTTTGACGAGATCCGGAGAGCGCTATGACAGAACTACTGAACGAGATCGCCAGGACTCGAAAGGAGTTCGTCATCTCCGTAGAACAAGCAGTCGAGCAGCTAGCCAGGATCAACGCCAATCTCCAATGATCACACTCAAGCGATACCAGGAGCGAGGAGTCAGGCGCATTCGCTGGTTCATGGCTGCCGGCGGTGGCGCTCTCCTCGCGGACGAGATGGGGCTGGGGAAAACCATCCAGGCGCTCGCTTGGTTCCAGGAGGTCGTCCGGCGTCTCAAGCGCAAGGGCAAGAAGGCGGGGCCAGCGATCATCGTCTGTCCCTCCTCGGTGAAGTGGAATTGGGAGCGGGAGGCCGCCCACTTCAACCTGCTCGCGGAGGTGATTGACGGCACGCGTCCTCCCCGCCAAGCCCGAGGCCGAGCACCCATCGTGCCGGACATCTTGGTGATCAACTACGACATCCTAAAGCCCTGGCTCAAGCGCTTGCGGAAACTCAATCCGAGCGCCGTCATTATTGACGAATGTCACTACATCAAGAACCGCGGGGCAAAACGCTACCGATGGGTCAAGAGTCTGTGCCGCGGAGTGCGGCGCATCCTCGCCATCGGTGGCACGCCCCTCACGAATCGACCGGCCGAGATGTGGTCCACCCTGAACCTGCTTCGCCCGGACATCTTTGACTCGTTCTACAGCTATGGCCTCCGCTACTGTGATCCCCAGCGCAAGCCGTGGGCATGGGAATACAAGGGGGCAACCCACCTGGACGAACTGCACGCCATCCTCAAGAAAACGTGCATGATACGCCGCCTCAAAAGCGACGTCCTCGACGAGCTGCCAGCCAAGACCCGGTTCGTCGTCCCGGTCGCGCTAAGCAAGGACGCGCGCAAGGAGTACGGCAAGGCGGAGGGGGATTTCCTGTCCTGGCTAAAACGGTATTACAGCTCCGCCAAGGTTCGCCGAGCGAACAAGGCACAACGACTGGTGAAGCACGGCTACCTGAAGCGCCTCGCGGGAACCCTCAAGCTCCCCGAGGTGTTCCGCTGGCTGGACGACCTATTGGAGCAGAGCGACGGGAAGGTTATCGTCTTTGCCGTCCACAAGAAGATCATCTCCGCGCTGCGGGAGCGGTACGGAAAGCTGGCCGTGGTGATCGACGGTTCTGTCACCGGGCGCGAGCGTCAGCGAGCCGTGGACAAGTTTCACCGCAGCAAGAAAGTACGGATGATGATCGGTAACATCCAAGCCGCGGGCGTTGGATGGAACGGCACAGTCGCCAATACCGTGGTGTTTGCCGAGCTCGGATGGACGCCAGGAGAGCACACACAGGCGGAGGACCGCGCTCACCGTATGACGCAGAAGAAGAACGTCTCGATATACTACCTAGTGGCGCGAGGGACCGTGGAGGAGAAACTCTGCAAGCTCATCCAGAAGAAGCAAGAGGTTCTCTCCTCGACGCTCGACGGTCACAAGGCCAACACGCTGGACATCTATAAGCAGCTGGAACGGTTCCTGCTGCGGGCGTAACTCCGGGAGGTTCGGTATGGAACGAGTTGACGAGTTGGGTTGCAAAGCTGCCGCCCTTTTGATCCTGATGGACCATAACGACCGCCTCATCATCCCGTCCCGTGATGAGTGGATAGGTATTCACCTGCTCGAAAGAGACGGCGAGCTCAAAAGGAAAACCAATGGACAATCGAAACACGGCAACGCTGTTCATCCGAGCGCTGCCGCCGGCGCTGAAGGATGCGTTCAAAGCGTGGTGCGCTCGTCGTGGGATGTCTATGACGCAGTGCATAACTGACATGATGCGGCGTATGATCCAGGAGGACGAGAAGGATGCCGCAGCACATCGAAGACATACTGCGAACGCTGGGCGTGGCATACGTCACGGAAGGGCACGAGCACTGCCGTCCGGGATGGGTGCAACTTGACTGTCCCTTCTGTAGCAAGGGGTGGCGTCACTGGCGCATGGGATATTCCCTCGCCGGGCGATACGTCAACTGCTGGGCGTGCGGTCCTCACGGACTGGTCGAGACGCTCGTCGCGGCCTCGGAACGTCCCTGGCGAGAGATCAAGGCGCTGCTCGGCGACCTGGCCTCCAAGCCTGTGCCGGAGCGGCCGCGGGGAACCCTCATCCTCCCGAAGGGTGTCGGTCCCTTACTGCCGGCGCATGTCAAGTATCTCAAGAGGAGGGGGTTTGATCCGGACGAGATCATCAAGGTATGGCGAGTCCAAGGTCTCGGCCTTGTCCCCGACCTGCGGTGGCGGTTGTTTATCCCGATCTACCACCAGGGGGAGGTTGTGTCTTGGACCACCAGAAGCATCTCAGACACGCACTCACTGCGGTATCGGAGTGCTGGACTCCTCGAGGAGTCCCTGCCGCACAAGGAGCTGTTGTACGGGGAAGATTACGTTCGTCACTGCGTCCTGGTTCAGGAGGGGCCCCTAGACGCCTGGCGTATAGGACCAGGGGCGGTGGCTACCTGTGGGACGGGATTCAGTAGGGCGCAGGTAAACCGCCTGTCCCGTTTCCCCGTTAGAGTAGTGTGTTTCGACAATGAACCGGAGGCACAGAAGCGAGCGCGGCAATTATGCGACCTGCTCGAAGTGTTTCCGGGAGAGACCTACAACGTGCGCTTCTCGGCGAAAGACGCCAGCCGGTCGAGCGAGCGCGAGATTCGAAGGCTGCGTAGAACCTTTCTGGAGTGATGCCATGCCACGCCAGCTACAGCTTTATGGACTGTTCGACAGGGACGGCAACCTCATCCGTGAGCTTCGCCGGACCAAGGAGGCGGCCAAGAAAATGCAAACCCGGCTGCGAGGACGGCAGGAACTGGTTCCGCTCCCCGACTACACCACGCCCTACTGCGAGGGCTGTCTCCGCTCACGGGATCGTTGTGTCTGCAACGATCCGGGGAGGTAGCCTTGATCCTCCAGGTCGAATACTGTATCTGGTCCACCCCGATCTATCGCTACCAAGACGAGGACGGAGACTACCGAACCGCCACCAAGCTGGAACAGGTCCGCGAGCGGGCCAAGAAACTCGGCTACGCTGGCATCCATCTCATCCCCATCTCCATCACAGACTCTGCGAGGCATCACCGTGGACCATCCAAGCAAGCACTTCCGCGGCATCTGGATTCCCGAGGAAGTGGTCAGTCTGGTGGAGAGCGGGGAACTGTCAGGGACCGAGATGCTGCTTCTCGCTCTAATTGAATCCTACGTGTCCGAGGAACACGGATGCCGAACCAGCTACGACTATCTGGCGGAGCGTATTGCCCTATCCCCGCAGCGTACTCGCAAGATCATAAGCGGGTTGCGTTTGCGGGAACTGGTGTTCGTAGGGAAGTCGGATGGTCGGGGAGTGGAGTTGTTTACATGCTGGTCGCGAGTGGTCAGAAATGACCACTCTGAGTGGTCAGAAATGACCAAGGGGCACAGCCGATCCGGTTCTAGGGGTACTCTCCCCTTTAGGGGGAGAGTTACCCCTAAAAAATCAACAGGCAAGCGCGTTCGTGGTTTTGGGTTGGTTGAAGAGGTCCAGGAGGAAGACATCAGCATCGCCAGAAGTTACAAGGAGATCATCAACACCAAGACCAGTCGAGTCGCCAGCTGGTCGCCCAAGAAGCAGGCCGGGGAGTTCGCCAAGCTCCGGAAGGCGGTGGGCGCGGAGCGCCTGGCCGCCGTTCTCGAGTGGTATGTCAAGAACATCAAGAAGGCCAAGTCCCTCAAGCTACCGATCGCCGCCAGCCCGTCACAGTTCCGCAAGCGGTTTGACTGGATTGAAGACATCATGAGCAGGCTTGTCGCCAAGGACGTTCAGGTGACTCCTGCCGCTGCCGAGCTTGCTAAGAAGATCACAGCAACCAATCCCTGGCCCAAGGGGAAGGAACAGATACCAGTGGTGGTCCAACGGAGCTGGAATGCGTATGACGAATTCAAGCAGCGTGCCAGGTCCAGGCTCGAGGTGAGGGACCGGAACCTGCTTGAGATGATGACCGGCATCTACCGGAAGTCAGAAGGCTTCGTTGAGCACTGGTTTAACGAGGTCTGCCGGTCGATCAAGAATTGGAAGGAGTGGTCGGGAGACCTCGAGCCTTTCGTCTTCAGTCCCTCCCACTCTCGCTTCCGGAGGATGGCTATCAGCGAGGCGACTCGGTGCGCCGGGCGGTCCGGCGAACAGCTATGGGATAAGCTGCTAGGAACCCTAGGATATGAAAATTGAGAAACGGGACGGCGCTCAGGAGCGCCGCGTCCTGATTGGTATGCTTGTAGACCCCTCCGTGCTCGGATGGGTCGCCGGTCGATGGGACAGGAAAGCCGGTCTGTTCCGCAACGACTGGTCCAACCTCATCGGCAACTGGTGTGTAGACTACTTCAATCGCTACGGCGAGGCCCCCGGCCAAGCCATCGAAGGGATGTTTGAATCCTGGGTGGACAAGGCGAATCGAGACAAGGACACCGTCGCCCTCATTGATAGATTTCTCAAGTCCCTGTCCGAGGAGTACGAAGGTCTGGCCGAGGAGAGCAACCCCCAATTCGTCATAGATACCGCGGCGGAGTATTTCAACAAGATCGGACTGCTCAAGCTGGCCGAGGCCATCAACGGCGACGTAGACTCCGGTGAGCTGGAGAAGGCGCAACAGCGTGTCCATGCCTTCGGGCGGGTGGATTCCAAGACGAGCGGGAGCGTGGACGTACTACTTGACCAAGCCGCCATCCGTGAGGCTTTCGAGTCCAAGTCCGAGCCGCTCATTCGTTACCCCGGAGCGCTCGGCAACTTCTTCAACGACGCTCTGGAACGGGATGCGTTTGTGGCGTTCATGGGTCCGGAGAAGCGAGGGAAGACCTGGTGGCTGTTGGACGTTGCCTGGCGTGGGTTGTTGCAGCGACGCAAAGTTGCGTTCTTTGAAGTCGGGGACATGAGCCAGAACCAGATCATGCGCCGGTTCATGTCACGTGCTGCCCGCCGCCCCCTCCGGCCCGGACTGGTCCGATACCCTAAGCACCTGGAGCACGTGCCGGACTCCCCGTATACGATCGAGTTCGAGGAGCGCAACTTCGAGAAACCGCTTGGCTGGCGGAGCGCCTGGAGAGCTTGCCGTGACGTCCTGGAACGGAAGGTCAAGTCAGAGCACTCCCTGCTGAAGCTGGTCTGCGCTCCCAATTCCACCCTAAGTGTGCCAGGGATTAGTTCCATCCTTCAAACTTGGGAGCGACAGGACTGGATACCGGACGTCATTGTGATTGACTATGCGGACATTCTAGCACCCATCAGCGGCTACACCGAGTCCCGAGACCAGATCAATGCCACTTGGAAGGCCCTGCGAGCGCTCTCCCAGTCCACCCACTGCCTGGTGGTGACGGCGACACAGAGCGATGCCGAGTCGTACGGCGTTGAGGTGCTCGGCCGGCGTAACTTCAGCGAGGACAAGCGTAAGCTGGCCCACGTGACGGGCATGGTAGGGTTGAACGCCGACGAGTCCGAGAAGCGAGACGGCGTGATGCGGTTGAACTGGGTGGTGTTGCGCGAGGGGGAGTTCTCCGAGACGAAGTGCGTTTACGTGGCGGGGTGCCTGCACGTGGCCAATCCCGCGGTTCTTTCAACCTTCTAAGGTCGAAAAATGAATGAGCAGATCAAGTGGCTCAAAAGTACGTTCCTCAACTTTGATATGCGGGCGATCAGAGAGGTCATGACAAAGTACGGCGTCTCCGAAGCGGACGCGATGGTCGAGCTCGCTACGGCACCGCCAGAGGTGGTCTTCTACACCCAGCCTCCCGACCCGAAGCCGTCAATGGGTGTTCTGGACGCGATATCCATTGACTACGCTGCGTCACCAATGAGCGTTCTGAAGGCTCTGGCCTTCGCCACCCAAGGCGGTGTGACCATTCGAGTCATTGAGATCGGTCACGGAGCCTATAGCTTGGAAGCGACTTTGGACTCCCGAGACCTGACCATAGATCAGGCATGTGTGGCTGAGACTGTCACGACTACCATAAAGGAGCTGGTGGATAAGCTGTACCGGATGGCTCGGGAGAAGGTTCAACCCCCTCCCCCAGCACTCAAGCCCTACTTCAAGCCTCTTGATGGCGGACTGCCTCCCGAGTGCAAGCCTTGTGTCAAATGCGGCGAGAACGCAGGGCCGGGGCGCTGGGGACGGAAGTGCAAGAAGTGTCTCGTCGTTGATGGACCTGTTCGTTTCTGAGTCCCGGAGTTTCATGCCATGCTAAGTGAATACGCGCGCACATTGAATGAGATCGTAGACAAGATCTACGATACCGCGGCCGAGCTGGAGATGACGGACGTGGAGCTCGGCGAGAAGGCCAAGCTTTGCCCAGCGACTATCTACCGTCTCGCCCATCGAATCACCAAGGAGCCTCGCTTTTCGACGGTATGGAAGCTGTGCAAGGCTGTAGGCCTCACCTTGACGGTTGCCCAACAGAAGGCGATGCGGAAACGCAGAGCGGCGTGAGTTCGACCGTCACGACTAACTAGATTGGCGCTGGCGTTTTCCAGTTTCCCCAACTTAGGAGACGTGACATGATTGCTTTCGTGCTGATGTTCCTGGCGGCGGACGTACAGCCTCCCCAGGTCGGCGAGGTGTACGACGTCAAAGGGTCCGTATTCGCGGCCAAGTCCCTCCTCCATGTCGAGGAGCTCGGCAAGGCGATGCTCGCCAAGGACAGCGAGGGAGTAGTGGACATGGTCGAGAAGGGGTCCGCGATGTTCTTCGGTCCTCGTGCCGGCGGCGCGTGGGTGTTGCGGGTTCTCGAGGTTAAGAACGCGGACGCTTTCAACCGATACCCCTACGTGGAGTGTCGGTTGCTACGAGACGGGAAGGTGGTCGGCACTGTGTTCGTTTTCCAGGTCTACTTCAAAGACCGTACCGTGATAAGGAAGGAGGGCGGATGAGGAAACCCAAGAAGTTCAAGAAGGTCCGCACCGAGAAAGAGAAACAGCGTGACTTCAAGTTTGCTCGTGACGAGCCGGTCAAGGAGACCAGCTTGGACGAGAAACTCGCGCAGTTGGACGGTCGTGAGGTTCTCGAGGTGCGGATGGGGGAAGACGACGTCGGGTGGGAGTTTCGAGTCAAAGACATGAAGGAGACGCTAGGGTGCCTCGCACTCACGTTCCTCTGGAACCCGAAGCCGAAAGACTCGGAAGACTATGACGTGCTCCTGCTCGGCGGAGTCCCCTACCTCGTCCGCGGCAAGCAGCTGCTGAAGTTGCGGCGGTTGATCGCCATGCAAAGCATGGAGGATCAGGAACGTCACAACGGCATCCCAGGGACGAGGACCAAGGACGGCAGACTGCAGTGGGTTGGCCCTGGCGTATGTCCGGAGGATGTCTACGCCAAGATCGAAGGACGCTCGGCCAAGACGCAACAGGAGAGCGGGAAGCGGGATAAGGTTTTCGGGTTTCCCGCAACCGCTGTCCTGCGTTGGATGGGGAAGGAGGGATGGAGCAAGGCGGAGGCGAGGAAAGCGTTGGACAGCCTCGGTGCGGAGGTTGCAGACGCGACTATAGCGGCCCAGCTCCGGGCGGGGGCGACAGGCGAGCGGGGACCACCTGCCGCACTCTCGTCTTCCCAGGAAAACGACCTCTATACCGCAGCAGCTCAATGATTTTTTGACCCCCCTTGCTTGCTCATCCCGATTAGAGTAGCATAGCGTGCGTTTTCACCTTACCTTGCCGGGCCTCACCGCCTGGCGCATCTAGGAGACCTACGATGGCGAGTTTCAAGCGGAGCGAGATCGTTGCCCTGTTCAAAGCCCTGGAGTTTGACGCCGCCGACGAGTGGAACAACGCTCGTCTCGTGGCCAAGCTCAAGAAGCTGGATCAGGTGATTGAGGAGGACGCCGACGCCGGCGACCACAAGGATCTCCTGAAGAAGGTGCTGAAGGCCGTCAAGGCCAAGGAGGAGATCGAGATCACCGACGACGAGGACGCCGACGAGAAGCCGGCCAAGAAGGGCAACGCCAAGAAGGCCAAGGCCGCCAAGGAGGCGGAAGCGGACGACGACGAGGACGACTCCGACGAGGACGACTCCGACGAGGACGACTCCGACGAGGACGACTCCGACGAGGACGACTCCGACGAGGACGACTCCGACGAGGACGACTCCGACGAGGACGACTCCGACGAGGACGACTCCGACGAGGACGACTCC